CCCCCTCTCTCCACTCTCCTAACTGCCTGATTATGAGCACACTCCGCAGATATCGCTTGAGTATACTCTCTCACTCTCAACCAGTTACAGGGCTCTTTTTTAGGTTCACCCACTTAGGTTCACCTAATCCCTTCTCCAATACTCACCTATCTCCCACCTATCTCAAATCTAATATAATCCACCTCTCCATGAAGAAGTTCCACCAAGCAGTAACTCAGGCTCTGAACAGTCCCTGGTTATATGATAACTATGACAACATAAAGGACGAGTACTACCGGCAGGTATGTATCTTTATGTCCCGGCACAGATCTTTGTAACTCTCCTGTACCTCTAACCTGATATCTAATCTCTGTTATATGCCTGTAGTCTCTATATGTACCAAGTGTCAGACCAAGCTAGCGACTCACGGGGCCTTCTGCGAATTCTGTCTCCCTACCGGAATATTCATCGAGGGTAGAGAAGTAATACAAGAAGATATAGGGTCTCCGGTCACGTATCTTCCACGTCACGTCGGGGAAGATACTAGCCACCCTGATGCCCAAAGAGGCCATATATCCTCGATGAGAGACGGGAAAATATGGGTTCGGTTCAGATCAGCTAACGGAGAACTCGTAGATCCTAAGAGGCTCTTATGGGGATAAAGACATAACCTTCCAACTCACCATTTATGCCCTATGTCATACGTGTAGGTCCCGACTTGTACATTTCTTCAGCACCAGAGTTACCCCTGATTGTTACAGCTTATCCAGGACACGCGACTTACAACTTCCAGGAAGCTCTCCGGATAATTCACCAGGTCAAGGGAAAGAACCTCATAAGCCTTTTCTCAAACAAGGGGCACTTCATAGACTCCGCTGAGATCGTGGATATATCTCTGATCGAGGGGATTGCTCACACTTAATATCCCATACCTAACTCACTAACTTCTCATGACCTCTCCTTGCTATTATGCTCTTCGGGTAGGACCTAAACACTTTATATACAGAGACTTTCATAATACAATCCTTAGCAGTGTAACCCCCAGGTTATCCTATCGGGCCTCTTCTCATATAGGCTACACCAGGATAGAAGCCTGGAAGATGTTAGCTAAGATTAAAGGAAAGAGAGTCGGGGATTTGCGGGAGAATAAACAATATCTCATAGAGACAGCCGAGTTTATAGAGCTCTGATGAGTATCCCGGGGTCCACTTTAAAATACCACCACATGCACTATCTCATAAGAACCGGTCCTGATCAGTATATCTACACGTCGATGTCTCACCAGGGTCTTCTCTACGTAGTAAATCTGGAGATATGGCAGATAGCCTCGCTAAGAACGAGCGGCACTATAATAACCTATAGTCGTGATGTAGCCCTGAATATAATCAGAGAGATCAGAGCAAGGAAAGTCCCGGGCTTCCATAGTAGTAAGAAGTACTTCATTGAGAATGCTGAGCTTATAGATAGCAAGAGTATATAACCTAAATCCCATGGCTACTACTATAACCTATTACAACCTCCGGGTAGGCCCTCGTTTATACCTGAAGAGATTTCCTGAAACATGTGTGGTTTACTACCCGGATACAGTTATTATAGACTGGGACTCCAGATCCTATGAGCTCACCAAAAAGAGAGCACTCACATATAAAGGAAAGCTCCTGCCTATGCATAATGGCGATCCAAAGAAGTTCCTCGTAGAGTCTATAGAGATAGTATCCTTTGCTTTCAAACTATGACTTCACATATTTACCATGGTTACTATCTTAGGATAGGTGAGAATCTATACCTTAGACCTGCCGAAGGAGGATATCGGGTTGATACCAATGCTTGGCCTCCCGTTACCTATAAGGAAGCTATAGAGGCAGTGAAGAGGTATAAAGGCAAGGTCTTTATGTGCCCTTTAGCAAGAAGGACACTTCTTATAGAGTCAATAGAACTAATCAGAGCCTCTCCTAACTAACTATCATGACTATAGCCGAAAGAGATGAGAAGAAATATTACATCCGTGTCGGAGAAAATCTGTATATAGTACACTCCTCACTTCTCTCCTCCGTAAGAATCGTAAGAGGAGGATCCCTGGGTTACAATCTCTGGCAAACTAATAATTCTCCTTCAACACAAGCAGCAAAGTTCAGTAGACCTGAGGCTATAAAAGTGCTCAACCTCTGTAAAGGTAAGGTACTTACCAGATACTATAACCGGGAGATAAAATTACTCATAGAAAACGGAGAAATCATACCAGTATGACCCACACTATAGCTCAGCTACACAGTTATCTCCGGAGAATCCGTGAGCACCTTGATAAGTTCAACTTTGTCGAGGCAGCTGCTGTAATGAGACTCCTGCATCCGGAATATCGTAATATATTAACCCCTCTGAATCTAAGAATATGGGCCGCCGGTGCCCTTAAATTTAGTAGAGAGGACCTCTCTATATCTCCCACAGAGATATGCTTTCAGATGCGTAGCTACTCTGATAAGAGAGTTGAGCTATCCTTCCTGCCTGTAATAATTACAGCAGAGGGAGTCAATCGGGTAGCCATATACCTGTCTCACCAGATGCTTCTTTACCAAAGGGACGGTAGTATTCTTCACGGACTTTCCTACGAAGAATATACCTACTGGATAGAAAAGAAGCCCGTCCCGGGACTTGAGTAAGAATCAACACATCACTCAACTATCATAACTTTTATGCGAGGACTATACAAGCTCCGGGTCGGAGAAAATCTATGTATAAGTAGATACCGGACCCATCCTACTACAAACCCTACTCCCGAGGAGGTCTATATTCACCACACCTATGACACAGCCACCACTAATGTCCTCCTGGTAAGGGGAAAGAGAGGAGCTATGTTGAAAGCAAGAAGTTATATAGGGAAACTTCTATTTCCTCCCCTAAAGAATACAGGAGGAAGAAGAAAGCTTCTCATAGACAGTATAGAGATAGTCCGGATAGGGAGTCATGAAGTACAGTAACTTCACCTAAAACTAACCTCATAAAGAAAGTACTTATAGGGTGAGAATCCTCTGTGGCACGATGAGCCACCAAGCAGATAGCACCAGTCCTGGCCTGCAATAATGCACCATAACTTACGTAGATATAAAGACTTCTTAAGAAACGGATATCCTCCGTCAGCCCTTTAAGGGGGTGTACCACAAAATAACATTATCCTTAGGGACGAATATGTGGAGTAAGATGTGAAACTACCTGATTATCCCGATATAGTATCGGATTTGCCGAGGTTAATCAGCTCCCAAGGGTGAGCAGTTGTAGTAAATAGAAGTAGTTAATAAAGTGGTAAATAAGTCACCACACCAATCGGGTAGAAATACATGATCGGTCGCAACTATGCTAACTCTTCTATTATTACAACTGAGTGCAGAGGGGTCTGCTAATAACTAATATATACTCACATGAGAGATGATCTGCAGACAATCAGACTTATGATCTTCTCTAAAGATCCTGACAACATATATCTTGCAGCTCATCTTACTGCTATCAGAAAAATAACTGGTAAGAAGAGAGTGTCTGTAAGCAAGTAAATTCTAATCCTAAAAACTAGTAACATGACTAAGATAACAGTAGACGGAGTTCTCATAACTCTCACACCTGACCAGCTCAGACAAATTGACGAGCAAAGAGGTAAGATAACTAAGTTCCACCAGGTTGATTCCTATGATAAGGCCTGTAAAGTGCTCAGCATAATCCCTAATCCGGATGATACTGTCTCTAATAAGATTAAGACGATAGCCCGTGCTATAAACATTCTTATTGAAGACAGAACCTTTCCAGACTGGAGAAAAGAGGGAGTAAAGTGGTATCCCTACTTTCAGTTAGCTGTTGGTCGGAGGTTAGTCTTTCGGAGCTCGGACTACGGCGACCACTACTTCTACGGCCTGGTGGCCTACTTAAAAACACAAGAGGCATCAGACTATATGGGGAAGACCTTTACACATCTCTATGAAGAGTTATCTCAGGAGAAGTTCTAAGTATATAACTGGCAAAGTAGTGTAACGGTAGCACGCCGTTCTCCGAGAAAGAAAGCACATATACAAGATGAGAAGTAGCAGGGTTTGTATAGCCTGGTGAAAATCATCTGTGTAAGTATTATCCTGGAGAAGGGAAGTGTCGGTTCGAATCCGACCTAGTCACAACTAAAAACTAAAGCAGAGAATATAAGAAGTACTAGTATGAATAACCCAGAAAATCTCATAGGTAAGAGAATAACTATAAGGTACCCTCTCACACAGACGTACTGGAATCACTATTCTTTTGCAGTTGTCAAGCGTCCCCTGGAGGAAGAGGAGAGATGGGTGACCTGCACCGTTCAGGAAGAGTTTATGAAAGACAGATTCACAGTGAAGGCTGATGACAACCCTCACGGGTTCTTCTGTTGCTCTCTGACAAGAGAGGAAGTTCTCGGGATCCTCCGTAAAAAAGTAACTAGTCTCACCACACCACCCATACCTTGATTGAGTCATATATCTCATCAGTAGAAGTAGTACCGGAGAACTATTTCTACTAAAGATTACTTTAACTACCTATGGACCCTGCTCCTATCCCTTATTATGAAGCCGACCCCTTTGAAACAGTTCGGAGGATAATGGCTACTATAGATACTGACCGGCTATCCCGGCTGTGTGATCAGCAAGGTAAGTTATATTCAAAGGACTACTGGCCACATGCGAGATACTACATGGAATCATGGTTGAGAGGGATACTCACAGGCATGCTCACTAAGGGAGGTCGGGAGGACGTAATAATAGAGCCTTTTGGTATAAGTGTGGCTAAGAGGTATGAAGAAGGCCAGTGGTGGGTATACTTAAGAATCTACATTATCCACAAGACAGACACCCGCACTATTAGTGATAAGGGAGAAGTAACTCCCGGAATAACACGTATACCATGACCAGGAAAGAAGAGAAGATGATTAAGAGAGTAAGACATATACTGGACAATTATAACTTTGTACGAGCCAGTGCCATCTTGCAGCTGATATATCCCGGTAAAGCTACGGGGTTCACCCCAAGAGTTCTCAGGAGGCATGCTGCGGATGCCATGGTAGCATACCTTGACTCAGACCCAGGAGAGAAAGACATCCAATGTGCCTATCTGTTTACTGTTTATAGAGTTGTAGACCATATCTATCTGTCACTTAACATTGACGAGATACGGACAAATAACCCGGGACAAATCTCTCATTATACCAGAGACGTACTCCTGGACGAACTCCTGGACGGAAATGAGACTACTAAAGAAAGAAACAATCTAGAGAGATGCGAGTATCTCTCAGGTGAGCAGGAAGACTATCTCATGAAAGAATACAACCCTTAAGCAAATAACTATGACTAACCTACCATGAACCACACCCCACTTTTCGCTCTTAGGGTAGCTCAATACGTATATGTCCACGCAGATACTCATAGTGGATTAGCCAGATTTATAGCAGGTGTCCCTCCAGAAAACCTGGTATGGTTTGCTACTTCACTAATAAATCCCGATCTTATGCCAAGGGATCAGGCTCTTCTTCTAAGGAATTACCTCCTGGGGAAGAAGATAAGTACATTTGATAATGTGCAGAGGTACCGTCCTTATATAAGACCTGACTCTATAGAACTGGTGCTAACCAACTATCTTTGAATGAAAAGACCTAAGACAGATAGAAGACCTATACGGTTCACCTGGACTATTGATAACCATCTCATCAAGGGGCTCCTCGAGAGAATGAAGCAGCCCTACAGGTTCTATCCATTTTACCTCAGCCCTAAGTACTCAGATAAGGGGCTTAAGATATATCATTATGCTAACCTCTGTGTAGTAAATAAACCTCCGGGAACACAACATCACCCGATAATGGAGTTTGCCTGTGGATACTGTGTTATACCTAAGTCAGATGTACCTAAGGAGTGGTGGGGAAACGGTGACTTTGAAGGATCGCACGAGCTCGATATTCACGGGGGCATAACCTACTGCGTACAGATTGGATGCAATACCCAGGAAGAAGTCCAGAAGCAATACAAGGAGAGATTAAACGATAGTCCCCCGGACAGCTACATGGTCCGTATAAAGTATATCAATCACGAGCTCGCTAAGGACCCTACAGGTTACATAGTCTTCGGATTTGACTGTGGTCATGCAGGAGATCATCACGACCCTAAACTTAAGGACATGACTCATATTACACACCTTACCCTTAGTATGCATGCGCAGCTTATTATGTTTGCCCAGCAGTATGAGTTATATAAGAAACTTAAAGACTCTCACCGGGACACACTCATGGAGCTTGTCCGGGAAAGAGCAGTAAGATATCTCAAGGAAGGATTATCTGCTATACCTTATAGCAATAAGGACGCGCACATCCTTATTAATCTACAGAAGTTTCTACCCATTGAGTTAGCAGTATAGCACAGAAGTAGGTTAACCGGAGACTGAGAGCGTACCATAACCCGGATTCGTCAGGGTAAGGTACAGAACTCACCGACCGCTGTTTGATAACACCTCTGCTCTTGAGACTTTGAGCTCTTCAAGTGTTACCCGGGCTGCAGAAGCCACAAGAAGTTAACCCTGCTGACTCAGTCCCTTCGGGGATAACTAATACACGAACTACCTATGAAAGACGGACTATACCAGGTAACCACACCCTACCTTTGTGCAGGGCTCATAGTGAAGAATGGGAGAGTCACGCACTGTGCCCCCATACTCAGGAGAAGACTGGAGTACTGGAAGACACAAGCTAAATATATATCAACATGAATATTATACTAAACACACCTGCATCAATGAGAGCTCCTGTGTTTCTATGCTCAATGTCCGTAGCCTCTATACACGATTATTACAAGAGGCTACCTCCTAATAAAATAATAAGAGTAAAGTGGAATCTGACTCCCTCTGCTCATGCCACGGTAGTACTACCTCATACTCATATACCTGATATAAATGACACACTACCAGGTCTATTCGGATCCACTAGGAGGAGGGGATATAGCCCTATAGATCTACCCTCGGGTTGCTGTGTAAACTTTTGTAGACAGCTTATAGGTAAGAGAATAGTTGTTATTGATAAATCGAATATAGATGCTGGGTCCTCCTCACTCGTACTCCTTATAGAGTCAGTAAACTTGATAAGAAGTAAGCTAGATCCCCTTTAAGCACCATGAATAAGAAATCTATGCACTACCGTATTATTGTGAATCCTCCTCCCGGATGGAACACTCCTATCTTTATATGCTCTATGGCTATTTCATCTATCAGAACCTTGAAGAATATACCAGAAGAGAAAATAGTTAGGATAGTTGGGGAAGGCCCTCATTGTGTCTCTGTAGAGTTCCCAGTTAAAGATTCTCAGGGAAACCTCTCAGGATTATTTGGATCAACAGCTTTAGCCTATATACCTCTAAGTGTTAAAAGAGAGTATGCCATTAAGTTTTGTAAAGCACTCATAGGAAAGAGAATAGTTGTCACAGACTTCAACAGAGATAAAACAGTGCTTATACTTGTAGAATCTGCAAATATACTTGATAGCACTCACTAACTTTAATAACCAACTGCCATGAGCATATATAGAATATCTATAAGAGTACCTCCCAGAGAGTCACGCTTCCTTGCACAAGACGATACCGGAAGGTATTACTTTACCCATAACTCCTGCAAAGCTCTCTCTTTTAAAAGTCAGGAAGAGAGTCAGTGCATCGGGAGAACTCTCTCTTACACTACTATCTATGACGAAACCTCAAAGGTGGATAGACATATACGTATGTTCATACCTAAGCCTGAGACCTCCCCCGGACCTACAAAAACTACAGCTTATCCAATAACAACATGAAAAGACTCACTATCCACATCAGGAATGCACCTTTCACCAGAGAGATGATCAGGGACAAGAACACCGGCTCTCTGATAACCAGGGAGAGGATCCTGAATACCCTCAGCTTCCGGGTTAAGGATGACAAGGAAGCACAGAGTGTCCTCAGCAGGATAGAATCTGAAGAGGATGTAACCAAGCACTACCTGACTAATATCTTATGAGTAATTCTCACAGAGACAAGCACCTCGCCGAAGAACATGACAGGTTCATGGAGGAGGTAGAAGCATCCGGTATACCTCCGTCGATGCTGATAATGTATGGACCTATTATAGGCACCGTACTTGACCCGGGAGATAAAGATTCCAAGGGACCAGAGCAGGAGCCTGAGAAAGACCTGCCATTCTAGACAACTAATATTCCGGTTATGTGTGGACGTACAAGATCTGGGATGAAAATTCTGAAGCCCGGTGACATCATGCGTGTCAACCAAGGTACAAGAGGAACCTCCAGCTCTGTCTGGGGATTCCGTAACGGAGAGCAGTATAATGCCCGGGTAGAGCGTATTAATGAGATCTACCGTAACTTTAAGACCGGGATCGTGACCTTGGACAGCTTCTTCGAAAGAGGAGTCGAGTTTACTCACAAAGATGGGAAGAAACTCCTGGCAGGAGTTCTTCTTAATTCCAACAATGAATTCGCGGTACTTACTATGGACTCCTGGCCTCTTATAAGAGAAGTACATCACAGGATGCCTTTTCTGCTTAATGAGGAGCACGCTGAGGGATTTCTCGAGAGACACTGGGACATCGGCTCTATACTACCCTCAGGTCTTATAATCCGGAAGGATCAGAAACTCATAGCAGCATGATGAGTAGGTACTATGTAAGAGTAGGTCTCCATATGTACCTGGCCCACTCTAGAAAGGGAGAGATCATTATTAGTAGTTCCTGGAACGGGAAGGGAGGCGAACATATTGCTTTCTTGTCCGTCACCAGATGGGATCCTGGTCAGGTAAAGAGAGATTATCTGGGTAATAGATACAAGTGCCCTGAGCTATGAGAATACATGATTATAGACTCCCTTGAACTAGAACCATATCCACTATCATGAAATCTCCTCTTTACTGGTATATCCGTGTAGGTCCTGACTTATACTTGGGTTACACCGGGGATAAATACAAAGAGGAGTGTGATAGTAAGAACTCTATAGAGCACTTTGTAGTTATGTTCGTCTGGGATCCTGACTATGCAAGAAAGAGATGGTTAGGTAAGATAGTATCTACCACGAACCCCAAGGTCAGAATCATGATTAACTCGATAGAACTGGTGCCTAATAACCTTGCAAGATGACCGAACCACAGATGTACTACATGAGAGTAGGGATAGATAAGTACCTCTTTCGAGGGAAGCATCTATCTCAGGATCGGATTACAGCAGAGAAGCTCTTGAATAACCCCGAGATATACATGACGGTAATAAATACCAGTGATCTAACTGTCTATAAAATGGGACTCCGGGTAGTAAATCCTTGTCATAAGGATATCTGTGACATCCGGAGATCTTTTGTAGGACGTAGATATAAGGTACACAACTCCCCCGAGATGTACCTTGTGGAGAACATCGAACTTGTCCCTAAAGATCTTGTTAAAATACAACAACCATGACTAAGAAGAGTAGATTAATGAGAGGTCTCACTATAGAGGACATAGCAACACTGATAGAGAATATACTGGATAGGTATAACTTTAAGAGAGACTATGCTATCTGCCAACTTTTGAGAGCCGGTGGGAGAAACATTCCTAACACCAGTCCGAAGGCTCTGAGAGAGAGCCTGAGGACTCTTCTAATAAATAGTGCAATGGACCTCTCTACGAAGAGGAGAGGTAAGTAAGGAGAGACGCAACATATTCTATAACGTAAGAGTGGTTCTGGAAAAGGAAGTTCATAGTCTTCATGCCTTCATAGACATAAGACTACCTTCATCTCTTACAGCTAGACTAGATTAACCCAAGAACATTTAAACATGAATGATGCTAAGTACATAGTTAGAGTAGCTACCGATACCTATATGGACCACGATAGTCCCTTAAGAGGAAGATTTCCTAAGGAACTCCTAGTTAAGAGCTGGACAGTTGAAACTTATATACATATAGATGTCCCTGGGAGCGAATTGCTGGATTACTACTCCTACAAAGATGCTCTGAGGCTTTCGAGATGGGTTGTAGGTAAGACCCTGACTCACCAGATATATAAGGATAACGCACTATATCATGAGAAAGATATGTATATAGAGAGGGCGGAAATTGTTCCCTACACTCGTAAGAGCATTCCAAGACTATCCTGCGGATGCCCCGCTCACAATATTATACATAGTCCCGGACTCCTACGTAACATGAGATCCGCAAGACACGTTCCACAACCTAAAACCTCGCGGGGAACCACCTCCGAAAAGAAGAAACCTTAATAACACATCATATGAAGAACATGACTATTATACTCACATGTCTGCTGTTATCAGTAGCATGCAAGAAGGAAGAGCCTCCTCAGAGTAGCACCGGCTCACCAAAAACCATGACGGTAGCCGAGCAGGCTATCTCCGGAGACTGGATACTTAAGCGCACAGACTACTGCAATATGCAGGACTCTGTGATAAGTACCACGAATCATTCTAACCCGTCTCAGTGTCATCTAGACCTTAAAGAGGATCTGGTGACTTCCGGGACACCATGTTGGTATGATGGCATCATGGGACTTACATGTAACCCGTCTACCTCTCCCTGGCAGTTATCAGTCTCGGGAACAAGCCTTACATTAGGTAGCATGGTATGCACTATCACCTATCAGACAGCAGATTCGCTGATTATGGAGTATGGTGCTCCCAAGAGTATATTCTACCTAAAGAAGTAGGGTATGTACAGAGAGTACAGTATACTGAAAGCATCTACTCTAAATATTCTAGAGGATATGGTAAATAAGTATCTTACCAGAGGTTATATACCTATAGGAGGAGTTTACCAGGATGATCTTAGTTACTTCCTGCAGGCAGTAGCCTTACCCTTCTAACTACACAGCCTATGTATAGAGACTATAAAGTAGTGAAAAGTGCCTATATAGATGAGATTGAGAGAGAGGTCAACAATCTCATCAGTATGGGATATATACCCCTGGGAGGATTAGTGATACTAGTTATAGGTAGAGATACCGAATACTATCAAACCATGATCCGACCCTTCTAACTCACGAGAGTTTAAACTTAATACATATATTTGCACATGATCAAAGACGTCTTTAAGCTACGCAAAGGTGCGTGGTATATAAAACTCATGAAGTGGACCTGGGGGTGGGATCACTCTGACTTCAGGAACTTCTGTCCCCTGTTCTGGATCACTATACTTAACATAGTGATCTTTATACCCTTCTCTCTCATCAAGCTCCTGATACTCTTGATAGGATGGATAGGAAACAGCATCTATGATGCTTGTGAGAGAAAAGCAGAGAACTGGTCCCGGGACTTTGCTCACCGTCTGGAGAAGATGGATGATAAAGCTATACGGGAGTATTTCGAGTGTGACGAGAACCCTTTTGAGTGGCATAGGATCAAGAAGTATCAACAAGTGTCACGCTACTTGGGTACCAAAGGACTCTTCACTACTGAGTACTTTGAAGATGAGGTCTATAGAAAGGGGTGGGAGGAGAGAATGGCACAGATGAGAGAAAGATACATCCTGCTTCGTGAGATTGAGCAGGATCGCCTGAAAAAAGCTCATGATATATTAGCAGAGCTTGAAGCCAGGAAGAAACCCAGGAAGTCCCGTCAGCAACGGATCGGTGAACTAACCGTGAAGATCAAGAAGGTGGCTACTATATTTTTCTATGTCGTCATATTCTTCCTGACATATGCAGCTTACAGTCTCGTAAAGTGGATGATTACCTTCGACTGGTACATTATAGGGGAGTACTGCCTAGACGGACTAGTATGGGGATGTATCGGAGGCGCTGGTCTTGTGGTAATCTACCTGCTTGTAAAAATAATATCCACAGGGGTATGTGTATTTAGCACTTACTGCTACTCATGTGAGCAGAGAAAACGCCGGATAAAGGCCTTCTTCCGTCCTCTGAGACATCTGAAGTACCTCGGGTACCCTTTCCTATGGTTATGGATGATCCTGTGCTGGATAGGCCGGGGACTTACCTACCTCTGGGATATACTTGTAGCTATTAAATCTAACAACTGTCCCGGTATAGACTGGGACTAATAACTAACATTATGAAGAAGAAAGAGAAACTCATATCAGCCCTCAAGGTAGCTATTAATGCACTTGAGACCGGAGCAGTACACTATCAGTGGGAGAGGCAAGAGTCCTGTAATTGTGGAGTAGTGGCCCAGGCTATTCTGGGAACAAACTTATATTCCCTGAGAAGGGAATTTGACGAAGGCTACGGTGTGATACTCCCTCACATGAAAAAGACAGATATACCTATAGATCACACCTGGAAGAACTTGGTGAAGTTCGGATGTTCCATAACAGGAGAGCCTCTACTAGACATTTTAAAGAGACTTAAGGAAGCGGGAATGTCCCCTGAGGATATAGTGCACCTGGAATACATGAGTCACCCTGGAATACTGGCTAAGGTAGAGCTAAAGAGCTGTGAAAGAACCCGGAAGGTAAAAAAGAGAGTAAAGCACTCTAACTTCTTTCTGAGATTAATAGGACTGACTCAGGAGAAGGAAGTCGTCCGGAAGGTGCAATGCGACCCCCATACTAGTCAGGAGAACCTCGTTACCTACCTTAAAGCTTGGGTATCTATACTTGGCTCAGAGGTAACCGAACAAACTAACCTCCAGGAGAAGTTACTTCATGCTGTAGCAGATGAGAACTATGAGCTGGCTGCAGATCTCCGGGACATGATTGCTAAGGAGGCTTCCTGATGAAGGTCCTCCTCATATTCCTCCTGGTGACCACAGCTGTGATCATAGGGAGTGACTACTTCTTCGAATACTGCGTGAGCAGGGAAGTGAACTACACCGTCATGTGTGTAGTCTCAATATTCATAACTATAGCCTGGATACTATATCTCAGATACCTGGTCAGGCTCATTATTAAACTACTAAAACTTAAGTAATTATGATATCATGGATAATATTGCTGCTGTCTACGCTGACCGCAGTGGGGGCACTTGTTGCCACCCGTAAGAAGTACAACGAAGTCGTTACAGAGGACAGGCACGGAGATAGACATACTACATCAAATCCCAAGTGGCTTGTACTACCTGTGGTTATCTTTGTTATAGGTCTACTTGTTGCCCTCTTCCAGCCTTATGCCCTCGATAGAGTAGATGCCGGACATGTAGGTATAAAAGTCAGGCTCACCGGCGATAGCCGTGGGGTATCTAACTACTCCTATAAGACCGGCTGGGTAATCTATAACACCTGGACTGAACAGCTCTATGAGTTCCCGACCTATCAGCAACACATCGAGTACAAAGACCAGCATGTGATCACCAAAGGTGGTTTCAGTGCTACAATCCGGCCGTCATTCAACTACTCCCTGATCCCGACAGCCGTTGGAGATATGTTCCAGAACCTCAGGCGGGAGATTAGTGAAGTAGAACAGGGATGGCTTAAGAATGCCATCATCAGCTCTGTCAATGATGTGGCTAACCGGTGGGCTGTAGATGATATATTTAACAAGCGGGAAGAATTCGAGTCTGCCATCATCGTAGAGTGTAATAAGCGTGTCTCAAAATGGTTCACTGTGAGCCAGCTCAGGACTAACATTACACCACCCCCGTCTCTTCAGGCCTCCATTGAAGCTAAGACTAAGGCTATTCAGGATGCACAGGCAAAGATTCAGGAAGCTCTCGTAGCTGACGCGAATGCCAAGAAGCAGATAGCAGTAGCCAGAGGTGACTCTGCCAAGGCCGTTATTACAGCTTCCGGAGAAGCTAATGCTACCCTGATCACAGCCAGGGCGGAGGCAGAAGCTGTGAAGGTAAAACAGAGGGAGATAACACCTCTCTATGTGGATTACCTCAAGGTCACCAGGTGGAATGGAGTAAACCCTACTACAGTTCTGGGTAACAACTCCAGTACCCTGGTCACTGTTAAGTAACAAAGTAACTATGGCTCTATCTTCAAAAAGTAGACTTATTAGAGATGACTACATTAGTAGAAGGCTCCAGCAAACAACTGAGATTTACTCAGAGAGACTTAATGATAGTTTAAGGCGCGAGCAGAATGCTCTGGCATATATCCGCATTCTGGACTTACTCATCGCTCTGATGACCCAAGAGACCATATCTCCCAAGGAAGGTGCCAACATCATGAAGATGCTGAACTCACCGGATCCGGTAGAGAAGGAGATGGCGGTAAAACTCATAACTAACCTAAATAAAGGGAGGAATCATGATTAGTAAACCACCTCCTGGTTTCCAAGATGTGGAAATGTATAAGAGGTACACAAGACTTCAGAGAGTACTGGCAACTGTAGCCCTTCTGCACAATCTGACTAAGGCATTAACAGTGAAGAAGGAAGAAGCCCAGAGATTATACAAAATGCTAAGTTCCCCAGACCAGGAGTCTCAGGAACTGGCTATACAGATAATACTTAACTTAATAACTAACAACCATGAAAGAGGGAACAGTAAAGTTCTTCAGGAACGACCGTAATTTCGGTTTTATCATAGACAACCTTGACAAGAAGGAGTACTTCGTGCACTCCTCAGGACTTAAGGAGAAAGTAGAAACGGGAGACCAGGTAGTCTTCGAAACAGAGGAGACCCCTAAAGGACTCTCTGCCATAAACGTCAGAAAGATCTGATCCTTCTTCAAGAGAAGACCAACCTATAACAATCTTATGAGCAAAATAATAACAGACATAAGGGAGAACCTGAAGAAGGTACATGTGTATCCCTCGGTAAAAGTCTCTCCCTCCATAGCTAAGGAGCTACTGGAGCTTAACACTAACAATAGACCGGTGAAAGCCCGTACAGCAAAGCTCTACACAGAGCAGATGAAGAAAGGTGAGTGGATATTCAACGGAGATCTTATCCGGATATCTATCACCGGAGTTATTCTTGATGGCCAGCACCGGTTACTTAGTGTGGTAGCCTCAGGGACTACACAGGAGTGGAATATCCAGACGGGATTACCTGACGAGACCTTCGATAAGATAGACATAGGTAAAAACAGGAGCTCGGGAGACGTCATGGCTATAGCAGGCTATAAGAACTCCACTATCCTGTCAGCGGCTATAAAGATAGTCATAGCTTATGATAACAGGAACCTTAAGTACAACAAGAACGTGGAGACTCACAAGAGACCCACTAACCATGATCTTATAGAGTGGATGGAGAAGAAGAATGATGAGCTCATGATTATTTGTGTCGAGAATGGCAGCAGATACAGCAAGACAGCAAGGTTCCTCTCTGCAGGAAGCTACTCAGCTCTGTGTTACATATTCTCAAGGAAGAACCGGATCCAGGCTGCAAGTTTCTTTGACAAGCTTACCACCGGAGAAGGTATATCCTCCAAGGTGGACAGTCCTATCTATGTACTGAGACAGAAGCTCATAAACTTCATGGGAACAGAACACAAGATAGAACCTACTAATAAGTATGCTATCATCATAAGGGCCTGGAATCTTTACCGGGCAGGTAAAGAAGCCAAGCGTATAAGCTGGTCCAGTGATGAAGATTTCCCGAAAGCGGAATAGACAAAGACAAGAGATTGGGAGTACTCAATCAGGCATGCCGCTCGCGAGTGGCAGGGGAGCCTGGTTCGGAGCCCCACCCCATTAGGGGAGATTATCTCCCGGTAAGCATCCGATACGCAGCCCTGCTCCGCTGTAAAGGAACTAATGCTTCCGGGAGATACTCCCTTGTATTAACACATAAGAATATCACACATCATGAAGATCATTAATCTTTCCATAAGTGAGACCTGTAATCCCGATATAGCATATCTCGTAAGAGGACTGCTCAGAGATAAGAGGATACCGGTCATAGAATCCCCTGAAGCTGACAAGAGCTATAAGGGAACGGTACTGTCAGATATACTCCTTGTCCTTCCACCATCATTACACTCGTGTTCTGTAGGGAAGAAACAGGCAGAAGAGATACGAGACTTCTGTTTATTTAATATGCAGACAGAACCCATGGAAGGGATGAGCCTGAGAGTATCAGGAAAGAAGAAAGTCCTGCTCATTACAGACTATGACGAGATATCCGATAAGGTATTCGTGGATGAGCTTGAGGGTATCACCTTCGGCCGGGAGAATGAGAAAGACTCCTGGGCAACCCTCCACACTAATACTGCCGGTATAAACCTCTCCAGCTACGTCACACAAAGAGAACTCGTATGAAAACGCTCAATGAGCACACGGGTAAAAGGCAACCCACCCGAAGTAAGCGGTAGCCACAAGTCTAACCAATCTATACAACCAACATGAAAAAGTCAATTCTGTTAGGGATACTCGTACTGTTTACGTGTGCCCTGCAAGCCAACTCAAACCCGACAAAGATACTGACCCTTGAGGGTAAGTTCATCTCGGAGAAGAAAGTCACCTGTGACATCTTCATCGTCACTGACTCTGTAAGTATACAGATAGAGAGTGAGAAGTTCACAAAGTTCTTCTATCTCGAACTGGAGGAAGGTTCCACCTATCTGCTGAAGTTTATAGCAGAGGACGGCACCCGGAAACATCTCCTGGTCACGGTGACCAAGGGAGGATACTTCCAGGTAGACGTAGATTTCTCTAATGACCGGTCAGCAGAACTCTCCTATGACAGGGATAAGTCTGATTACCACGTAAATCTTATAAACGATAAGGAGAAGCTGTATGCAGGAAGACAGAGACCTTTACATTAAGATAACAGCCCGGGAGATGAGAGCTGAGATCCAACGGGTCATCAGCTCTCCCCACTCGGGACTTATATCAGATGTCATCCTGGGATGGTTTAAAGATGACGCTGCACTGACAGAATTATGGAAGGCTCTTCACGGAGTAGAAGAAGTCATAGACTTTAAACCCGGAGATGCTGTCTGGATAAAGAGAGGTAATGTATACATATCTAACATCAGTGATGAGAAAACTATAAAGGGAGGGATGCTCTTCCAGGGATTTCTCAGAGGAACTGTTAAATTCGTACGAACTCACAGTACACACACTCTCCATATAGCTATACAAGCTATGGATACTCAGGGTAGGATTATAGATTACGAAACTTATGCAAGTCACAAAGATATCTATCCAGCAGATTCCCTCAAGCTGCTACCCGATAAGCCGCAAGAAGCGTCACCACCACAAACGGATGATACACTACCATTTTAAGAACTTTAAGATATCCCTTCCTAGAAGAGGGACAAAGACAGAGCCTTGCCGATAAGGGACAAGGTGCATAGCTCCGTATTCACTAACCAGTCCCGTAACCAACTTAAAAACCAAGTTATGAACAAAGTAACAGTAACGGCGGGTAAAGATGGCCACGTCATCACCCCCAGCAAGAATGGAAAAGGTCACATCCGCGTGCAGCAAACACGTGTGTTATCCGAAGATGGATGGATGAGGACCATAACCTTAAGTGCACTGGTCCATGGTGATCTGGATGCCCTTAAGAAAAGCGGATGGGTAATAGGTCAGGAGATCCCTGGCTGTATCCACGTTAAGGAACAGCTAACTCCCTTCAACAAGGAGAATCCTGACAAGGATCTGAAGATTGCCGGAGAGACCGGGATCGTCTGCTCTGTAGCCGGACAACCGATTTACAGGAAGTGTTTCCATAACTCAGACCCAAGTGCTCCGGATGTTATCGTCGAGCACGACAACACTGTAGAGATCAAAGCTGCGAACGAGAAGATTAAGGCTACATCAGCTATTGATGCACAGTAAACCGTAAAGTTCTCACACACATAAACCCAAGGGCAATGGGGAGGCATAAAAGTCTCTCCATCCCTTTTTATCTACTACCACTACTAAAGAAACTAAGAGAGCAGTACATATGGGAATTCCGGATATAGCAAAGGGAAAGATCAGGACTAAGTCCGATCACGAATATACCGGGAGGATGGGTAATTACCAGACACAGGGATCATCCTTCAGGAAGCAGAGATACTCCGGATTACATAGGCTCACTCCTTACCAGGATCTTCTATATAGGAGAGCCTTGTTCGGGCTGAGTGCTTATTCACCGGAGGAGCTCAAACACATGAACAGAAACAAGAAGAAGAGAATAGAGATAGTGAATCGTAAAGCCCAGGAAGTAATCAACCTCTGGAAGCAGCATATATGCAATACCTGGACTAACAATCTCTTCATGACATTCTTCCCTGCCAGTCCCGTAACACAGGCACTGGTGAAGGATCTCACCCACACAGACAGGAGATACATCAACAAGTTAAAGCTACCAGACCTGAACATACGGCACAGGCAGATTGTTGAGGTATTCATAAAATCAAATATACTACCTGAGAACTTTTATGAGTTACAGGAACCTACCCCACAAAAATCACACATATGAAGTATGACTTTCTAGTAAACGGGAATGTAACCTTAGTGTTAACCCCTGAGAACATGATGGAGGAGGAGCTACTTAAGTCACTGGCTAAGCAGGATAACGAGATTATAGAACTCCGGAGTGCCGCTCACATCCTTAACAAGACAGTTAAGGGAGTAATTATAACAAAGAGAGTAGCCCCGGCCAAGACTGATACTATTTCGGATAATCCTGCAAGTGATGCAGCAGAGACTTAAGACATGTGACAACTGCAGCAAGGAACGTCCTATATGGAAGATATTAACTGAGAATGGTGGGCGTAAAAGGCTATGTCGGGTCTGCTGGAACCTCCTCCGTCCCGGCAAACCAACTACCCGGCAGAAGAATATACGCCCACGCTCTCAGAAGCGTACTAAAGAGGAGAAGCTATACTCGGCTAAGAGAGTGATATTCCTTCTTGAGAATCCTATGTGCCAGGCAAAGCTTGCAGGATGTACTCTCAAGAGCACTGAAGTCCACCATCGTGCAGGTCGCATGGAGGAGAATTACCTGGATATTATGAAGTGGCTCCCTACCTGCAGATCATGCCACGACTGGGTTACTACCCACAATCCTGAAGCTATAGAGCTGGGATTATCTGAGACAAGATACTAACTAACACATTTAAACTTATGAAGAATAGTAAGAAATCGAGGTCGGCACTGAGTCCTCTCTGGACATCTGATGAAGACGAAGTTCTCAAGGTTGCTGTATTCGAAGCCTCGGGTCCCGGACGAGGGTATGCAAACGCTGCCAAACAGCTGGGCAGAAGTAAGGGATCCTGCCGGAATAGATTCTACAGAATCCAGTATGACTCTCCCCGTAAATCCAGGAAGTCCCCAAAGATAAAGGCACAAACTACAACCACCTCTGTGAAGACCTTCTCCAGAGTCTGGTATCACGTAGATAAACAGAGGTTCGAGGCAGAACTGCTTCTGGAAACCCCTGAGATATCTATCTATAAGTGCGGAGACATTCTCATATCACTTTACTAAAGAACCATGACTTATGGAAACATTCAAGGAGAAGTTTCACAGAGCCCTCACATCTTTCGGCGAGCTTGTTATAAAGGCAGCTAAGAAAAGCTTTCTGAGGGAAGGAGAGCATGCTCCCCTGGTAACAGCTATGATAAGTAATCCCTCTTCGGGAAAGTTCGACATAGTTGTGCTTGCAGGACTCGGGGATCTCTTTGGAACAGACGAGGGAAAAGCTACTGCAGCTATGATTATAGAGAAGATGAGTGACCAGGTTAAGCCCTTAGCTCTGGCCTTTATAACAGAAGCATGGACACTCTCTATAGAGGCCTCTGACAAAGACAAAGTTCTTAGTGAAGACGGGAGCTATCAGAGTGAATCAGTGAGACCCCATAACCACCCTAACAGAGTGGAGGCTCTTGTTATCGTTATGGAGACTTTTGATAAGGAGTGTATAAGCTCCTTCCAGATTGAAAGAGAAGGGGATCGTATCTCTCTGAAGAAGCACTATGAAAGTAACTGGCTGCTTAAGAAAGATGAGAAGGTATCGGGACTCTTCACTAACCTCCTGAGTAAGAACTACAGTGAGACGGCCTCCCTGGCAGGTGAGGCAGCAAAATCAGGTAATTAACTACACACATACATATACAGAAGATGACAGAGACAGCAGAATTTCCACTGGACGGTGCCGTTATGACAGCGGAGTCACCAGTGAGTAAGACCAGGAAAAGATCCGGTAAGATATCAGAGGATATAGTTATAACAGAGACTATGACTACACTTAACGGATACTTCAAACTAGCTACAGGGACATTTAAGATCCTTGAGCATAATATACGGAAGGGTATTAATACCCTGCTTGTAGGCCCTACAGGGCAGGGAAAGACAGAGATGGTATCAAATATGGCCAAGGTCATGAATGTACCTCTGACAATACTTGACATGGGTACTATGACCGATCCGGTTATGGGATTAGTAGGAACCCACGTTATCACAGTCAAAGACGGAAAGTCCTACTCAGAATTCAGAAGAAGCAGGTTCTCGGAACTTATACAGAATCCCGGGATCATTCTCTGTGATGAAATAAGCAGGAGTGCAGCGATGAGTAATAATCTGCTCTTTCCATGTCTTGACTTCCGCAGGGAGCTCTCTATGGAGTATGCTTTTGATGATACTGAGCCTGTAAAGGTTCACTCTAAGTGCGTGTTCTTTGCCACAGCTAACATAGGCTCTCAGTATACTGGCACACATAAGCTCGATAGAGCCTTAGTGGACCGGTTCATGATGATAACTGTAGATCCTTTGGATGAGATTAACCTTGCGCAGAGCCTGAGTGTCACACACCCGGCTCTGAAATCTGAGAAAGCTACAAAGATAGTCAAGGTCTATTACAAGATCAACAAGGAGCATAATGAGTTCAAGATCAGTTTCAACTTATCTATGAGGCACCTGAAGACTATATGTACTCTGGTGTGTAATGGTTTTACTATCTACGACTCCTATCATGCTATCTGTAAGGGTATCGGGGGTGTAGAAGGACTCAAAGCTGTGCAGACTATACTTGATACTGAGAAGACTTAATCTATGAGCTGGTTTAAAAGAAGTAAAAAAAGGTCATATGCTGACTATGGCGGGAGCGTCTCTCAATGGGAGACCTCCTACTACGGTGGCTTTACCAGGGTGATATCAGATCATCCTTATATTAAGGTGGACAGTAATCTCACCTTTATTCACGGAGAAGACAAGGGTTTCTGGCTCCCGTGGTTTGAGAAAGAGAAGCTCCTGAAGATATTACTCCACAGGATAGTAAAGTACAAACTTGTGGATGCGCTGATGAAAGGAGCTGTAACAACTCAGGAAAGATCAAGGGCATCCTTCTTTAATAAGGAGAAAGAGGTGACAAGGGTCACCGTAAGCTCAGATAGCCTGACTTACTGTTACAACAAGGTATGTGTCTATGATCAGGAGACGGCTCCCCTGTTTACACACTATATATCCTTTATCCTGAGTTCAGGTATGTACTATGACCTGGAGAAGGATAATAAAGGAGGATCTGGAAGAAAGCCCAAACCTTCTCCCGGAGAGAATGAGGAAGAAAATGACTCTGAGTGTAATGATAGTAAGAAACCTACCTCACCTGACCAGATATCTAAGGTCTTTAGAGAAGCTTTAGAAGATACCAGGGAGGAAGAACCCTGGTGGAGCAGTGACAGGATTAATACCTTCACCAAGGAGGTAGAGGTAAAAATCCAGGAGGATATTGAGGAAACTATTTACTCAAGTGAAGAATCAACTGCCGCCGAATCTCTCATCAAGCTACTGGACATCACCTTTGATCCTAAGGAGGACGTGGTGAAGAGCCTGAGATTAGGAAGACTCGATACCAGCAAGATTGCAGAGATTCCTGCAGGTAACCTGTGTGTGTACAGCCAGGTTATCGAGAAGCAATCTACCAGGCCTTTTAGTATAGTTATACTGGCGGATGAATCAGGTAGTATGAACGGTTCACCTATAGAGACACAGTACCATGTTGTGAAGGCACTCTTCTGTGCTTTCTCCCAGATACTGCCTGCTGATAAGATATATATGTATGGACACTCCGGATCTGATACACCACACCTGTTTGTATATCATGATCCTCACAACCTTAACTTTGATATGACCATAGACAAAATGATGTCTCGCAGTCGCTCAGAGAATTATGATGGTCCTATAACTGAGAAGGTGTACGAGAGAGTCCGGTCCATGACAAGTGACCGTATAATATTCATTAGTCTCTCAGATGGTCAACCTGCAGGACGAGATTATGGAGGAACGGTTGCTGTAAAACAGCTTAAGCAGATAGTGGAGAAGTGTAAGAGAGATGAGTTCGTAACAGCCGGAGTAGGTATACTAAGTGGACATGTGAAACATATATATCCGTATAATACCGTAGTGATGAATCTTGATGATATGCCTAAGCAGGTAAGTCATCTGCTCAATCACATAGTCAAGACGGAGTTCCAGTGAGAAAAGTAGTTTCTCCACGGGAAGTTGCCAGGCTCTGGGTCGAACAGACTCAGGATAGCGCCCGCACTCCTACAGGGAACTACTACTTCGAAGGAAGTGTTATATTTAGCTATGGGGAGCATTTCCCCATAGCTACCTTACTCGGGAGAAGCCATGTGCTTTTTACTGAGAGAACTTATTCAAGAACAACAACAAGACATATGCATATGAGTAGACAAGCAGTAAGAAATCGCTGGGAGATATCGATACCTGAATTTAATCCCACAGCTCTTGCACATGATGTAAATCTTAAGAGATGGGAGGAAGATGTAGACCTTATAAGAAAGGTCTATGTCCACCCCTCTAACAGAAGTACCATGAAGATTAATGCTATAAATGCTCTCAAAGCCCGTGCATCAGACCTGAGCGAATACTGCAGATATCACCAGATAGGTATCCCGCTTCCCCTGTTGCTAAAGCTTATACTGATATAATTACTAACTATGGCAAAGACTAAAGACGATATCCAGAACCTTGTACTCCCTCTCATCCGTGATGAGAAGAGGGCGGGTGTGATACTAAGTATGGGTATCGGGAAGACTTTACTGTGTCTGAAGGATATGGACTATCACTACTCGGAAACTTCCGACGTGCTGGTAGTAGCTCCTCAGCTCACAGTATTCAAAAGCTGGAAGGATGATCTCCGGAACTTCGATATGGAGTATCTGCTGGATCATATTACCTTCAGTACATACCTCTCACTTACCAAGCAGAGACTTAACTACGACACGGTATATCTGGACGAGATGCACTCCCTGATACCAGAGGAGCACGATTCCTGGTTAAGCCAGTTCACCGGAAGAATTATCGGTGTAACAGGTACAGAACCTAAGTCATGGACGGACAGAGGAAAGTTCATAAATAAGTACTGTCCTGTAGTTTACAGGTATGATACTGATGATGCTGTGGAGGACGATATCCTTAATGACTACCGTATCATAGTACATGCTATGCCCCTGGATAGTAGCAAGACACTACAGATGACCAGTAAAGCTGGTAAAAGCTGGATGACGTCTGAACTGGAGAGTTACCACTACTGGTGCAAGAGACTTGATATGACAACAGCCCCTGCAGAGGAGAAGATGATGCGTCTGATGAGAATGAAAGCTCTCCAGGGGTTTCCGTCTAAGGAAGTCTATGCCAAGCAGTTGCTCTATGACACAGATGATAAGTGTGTCATCTTTGCCAACACACAGAAGCAGGCAGACCGCCTGTACCCTTCCAGCTATCACAGTGGTAACTCCCGTTCTGAAGAGAATATGAAGCTCTTTGAAGAGGGAACTATTAAGAAACTCTCCTGTGTTCATCAGCTGAGTCAGGGGGCCAACATTAAGGGACTGAAGGTAGTCATCATCCTTCACTCCTATGGCAACAACATCAAGACACCCCAGAGACTCGGGAGGGCACTAAGACTGCCTCCCGGCGAGAAGGCTACTATCCATATTCTCACCTACAGGAATACCGTAGATATAGAGTGGACCCGTAGTGCTCTCTCAGGATTCGACCAGTCTAAGATCACCTGGACAGAAGTAAACTAATCACTAACTTTAACTTTGAAAACTATGAGTAACACACCTTTTACCAAACCTGATGTCCCTTTGAACCCTCACTTAGTAATAGAGGAGATCGAAAAGGAGTCTGATAACATAGAAGATGCCTTGGCTATCTCAACTGAGAGAGCCCGGGAACTAAGGGCCAAGACTGACTATTACTACACCACCAACACCAACATAGTAGCCACGGCTCATGATGCTTCCAAGGAATGTAAACATGTCAACGAACTCTTTTATATAAGTTATCTGATAACCAGGAGACAGGTATCCTCCCAAGATAAAGGAGGGGGTCTCTTAGCGGCTATCTTAAGTAGTAGGAAGGACCGATGATAGTTAAGATGATCTATAACAAGAATACCTCAGAGGTGTTTATTGACGGGATAAGACTGGATCCGGGGCCCTCACAAAGGCTCCGGAATCACTCTCCTGACGGATTCTCTGTAGGTTATAACGGTAGTGGCCCTTCCCAACTCGCACTTGCTATATTACTTAAGTGTTATGGTCAGGATACAGCTGAGAGATTCTACAAGATCTTCAGAGAAGAAATCATAGCACAAATGCCACGGGACACTAACTTTACAGTAGAGATAGATCTCGGAGTATGGCTTGATGACAAAGATCCTGCCCGGACTACTCTGTTCAGGAAACAAACTTAAAACTGACTAACTATGCTTGAAGGACTATTAATAGCACTGGGATGTGTAACTACAGCTGGTGCCATCATACAAGCCAGGAAGGGAGATATGATATTATCTGTACTCCTGGGAGCTGTATCTGTAATGTTACTAACCTGCGGCACCTACCTGCTTGCTTTAAGAGAATGCTTATGCTAAGGAATCTAGGTACAGATCACGAAGAAGATGTACTGGTCATGGACAAGACTGAAGTTAAGAAGGAGAACATGATTATACTCCATAATGATGACGTGAATAATTTTAATCATGTCATCTCCTGCCTGGTAAAGTACTGTAAGCATCAGGAGGAACAAGCCTTACAGTGCGCTCTCATAGTACATAACAACGGGAAGTGTGACGTGAAACGGGGGACTATGAAAGTCCTCAGACCTATTAAGGAGGCCTTACAGGAAAACGGACTTAAAGTAACTATCGAATGAACACAAGAACTTCACCGGAGTCATCCGCAAAGAGGATACTGGGTAAGTACCCTGACCTCAGGCATGCCATAGAGGCTGTCAATGATATCAAGCAGGCTTTCATAGACTGTGGGGTAGAGACTCCTGTCTACTGGGAGGCTGTAGGACAGATCGTAGCTAACAACGGGAGACCTGATCCCTATGCTGAGATTATAACCATGTTCGCAAAGGACATGAGGAGATATCACGAGAATATAGATCCGATAAGGACCCGCCTCGATGATGCTATGAAGTTTAAGCCAGAGCTCACTGTAGAGTGGCTTAAGGAACGTTATAAGATTACATCTGTCACAGATGCCCAAAGACCCGGCTGAAGAGCCGTTAATGTCCCTGCGGCCGTTAAACGATCTGCAGAGACTATTATTTGCCGAGACCGAGATAAAGGATCTGAAGAAGCAACTCTCTACCTCCCGACAGGAGCTGGGAGAATGCCAGTCCCTTATGCAGGAACTCGAGCATAAGCTAAGAACTCAGAAGGATGAAGTACAGAAAGAAGTACTGGAGTCTGTCAAGGGTCAGCATATACACTCCCTTGTGGAGAAGAATAAGCTGCTTCAGGAGCGGATAGTGAAGCTCCGGAGTGAAAAGAGGAAGCTTAAGAATGAGAAAGACCAGTTATTCCAGAAAGTGGTAGAGCTGGGACTAAATCTAAGACAGTGGGATCCATGAGTAAATACTTCTATAACCTGAGTGAGCGTTTTAAAGATGGATGTAAGGGGTGCATCTTCAACAGCGGGTATATACCCTCTCTTATAGGCTCTGTATGGGTTCCCAAAACAGTTATATGGTGCAGACATCCTGACCGTTCGTTAAGGTCACCCCTTAATTACCCTTTGGCTGATATCAATATGCCATGTGTCATCCATGACAAACAGCTCACCTCTGATATGACTCTCATCTTTACTATAAACCTGACCATGTTGGGTAGAGTCCCTAATTATACAAGACAACAACACTATGACTTCCTAAGACATGAAAACCTCAGAAGAACAGTCGAAGGGCTTAGAACTCTATAAGAACAACTGTGCCAAGTGTAAATACAGAGGAGGGATGATCTGGACAGATAAACCTGCTCCTATGAAACGTCTGTTTATCTGTAAATTTAGGGGACCTACACTATCAAGTTTAGGTTACATCGCTTCGTGTGGGATATCTCTTATAGAAAGACGGGAGGCTATAATTCACAATATACTTTACCAAATGCGGGTGAACCATGGGAAATTCAGAGACGGGGTTACGGTTCTATAAGGATAACTGTGCTACCTGCCGGTATGCAGGTGGTGTGGAACACACTTTCCCTGGTCCCCATGTCATCTGTAAATGGCACGGAAGGAGTTACCTAAACTTGAGATTTATCTCAAACTGTCACGTACCTCTACATGAAAGACATGCACATCATCTCTGTACCTCCATAATCCAAAGAATGCATCATCCTAAAACCCGGACTACCTATGAGTTTATACGAGAAAGCGTGCAAGACCTGCCGACATAGTGGAGGTCTGGAGCTTATCCACACGGGTGGTCCTGTAAAACATAAAGTGCACTGTAATCACCACTGGTATGCAAGAGAGAGGATACTCTCACCGAAGATCTCTCCATCTATACTCATGTATAGTTGTGACAAGCACGGTTTCCGGGATGATATTTATATGATAAGGAGACTTATAGCTTTTATGTCATACAACTCAGCAGTCTACATAAGAAGAATTCATGATGCAAGAAGTAAGACCCATCAAGGTATATAAGATTAGTGCTTGCGCTACCTGCAAGTTCTCAGGAGGACTTAGCAGCGGTAACAAAGTCTTGTGTGGCTATCCTTTGATAGATAGTTATCCGTTAAGCACTCACTGTAACCAGCATGATTACATCTCCGACCTTTACGTTATCACCCGCCTCTACTGGTATATGAGACATAGCACTTTCGCCAGAGGTTAGGAACAAGTGTAAAGCATACAATCTCTATAATGGTACACTATCGCTATGAATATGATTACTATTTTAAAAAGTAAGAAGAGGAAGTGTCCTCATAATAATCAAGGGCCTCACCGTTACCGGATAATTAAGGGAAGCGGTCGTAAAACAGGCACCCCGATATGGGAGTGTGTATACTGTCACCGGGAAGTAAAAGCCAGCTAATATGAAGAAGCCCACAAGAACCTGTGATAAGTGTATTAGCTTCAGGGAAGTAACTTCCCATATAATATGGTGTGATCACACAACCCACCTTCGCCTTCCCAGGAGATGGTTGAAAAGGGAAGACTACTTTCGTCGTTTTGACATGAGTTGCTATCAAGCTGACTATCGATACGAGGTTATAGATCTGCTGATATATGCTATGAAGATCAGTAACCGAGAACTACTTCACCCTACGTCTTATGAGCAAGTCCCTGGAAAACTATAGAGCTAAATGTCAGCATTGTGTAAACTCTCAGGGAGCTCGCACTAAGAGATCCCGGGTACGTACCACGTGTACTTTCTACAGATCTTACGCTGTAACTCCACCCAGAGGATATTGTATGGGTCATTCTTACACTGAGGATATGATCCTTATACAGAAGTTACACATGTTAATGACACAGGTTATGGGAGGAAGGAAGCCAGTGAGATGAGAAACAGGTACAAATACATAGAGTTTTACAACAACTGGTGTAAAACCTGTAGGTTCGGGACTGGTATCGGAAACTCAGGGTTTATACACTGTTATAAACTAGGAGGTTACCCGAGACCCTCCATCGTACTGGAGGACTTTTGTCCAAACCACTATAATAATGATGACTTCATGATGGTAAACTGGATAATTAACAAGATGAGGGAACCCTTATGAAGAATCACCAGCATGACCGTACCCTTGATAATGATATATATAAAGTCTATCAGACTAGTTGCAGGAGGTGTATACACAGGGAGAAATTACATTTTCACCGGAGCTTCTTTGCTTGTGCATATCATAATGATACTTTTATGGCTACGATCCATAGAGGATATTGCAGAAGTATGACTGCTGATGATGATCAGCAGATGTTAGCATCCATATACCTCGAGATGCTCGGTGGTAGTGAGGAAGATTACGAAATGAGGCCCGAGTACATAAATCGTACAGCATGGTTCACTAAAAGGAGGAACTTATGATAGTTAAAGTACAGCAGTCACCTTATACCCCCGACGGGGTCACGAAGGTACTCATATGTAACAGAGACCATAGTCTCCACTTCGAGATTAAAGGAGAGGAAGCAGTAAATCTCGTAAGAGAGAAACTCCGGACCCGCAAGAGGGTATACTATGAAGCTGATCTAAAGCAAGAGCAGGGAGAGCTGATACTCTTATCTGAAGTTGAAGAACAAACATGGTAGAGCTATGATACAGACTAAGACTCAGGGCACTCTGGATGGCATAAAGGAGTGTGAGGCGTGTATACATTACCACGGAGCAGTTTTGGGAACAATATCCTGTGCTCCTGGCTACAACCTTAGCGTAGAGCTTATACTAGGCTCTGGTAGCTGTAGTCTATCAGTAGGTAACCCCGATTTCCTTATGATCGACTCTCTGCTCTACTACATGCTGCTTCAACAATTTCCTCTATCTAAAAAACACATATCATGAATTTTGGTGAGAAGATCTCATTACGGGCTAAACTCGAGAAGAGTCATAATGAGTTACTTAAGAGAATTAAGTACAACAGCTTCAAGGAGTGCCGATCCTGCCGTAACTTCTCAGGTATAGTAGAGAAGGATGCAATGTGGTGCCAGATAGCAGGATATGTAGGCACACGATCTAAGGAGGACCATTCTGGTTCATCTACTCCCAAAGGATGCTTACAATTCCGGATGACCCAAGAGATGTGGGGTATATTATCTATACTCTTAGAGATGAAGGAAGGAGGTAGATATGGAAAGTAAGAAGAGTAATGCAGGATCCCATCTCCGGGGTAGACTTGATAGAAGACATTTTGATGTACTAAGAATGGTTAAGTACAGTGGTTTCCTCGAGTGTAAATGTTGCAGGAATTTCACAGGTGTGAAAGAGAGAGAGATACACTGTGTAGTGATAGGCGTCTGCGGTTTCTATCCTGAGAAGAGTCATGATAAGAATTCAGTAGGATGTGGTGTCGGCTTTGAGATAACAGCAGATATATCTCTGGTACAAGACTTAATCAAGAGAATGAATGAAGAATAAAGTAGTGCTATGTCATGAGGACTTCCTGGAACTCATAAATCATAACAGCTTACGTGAGTGTGAGTCTTGCACATGTTGTAAGGGCATCAAAGAAGGGATGGTTCTCTGTAATAACGCCGCTCTGTCAGGTTTCCCTGCATCTGGCAGAAGGACAAGTTGGTCAGGAGGATGCCCTAGTTTCAAAATGCACCGGGACACAGAGCTGATACTCGAACTACTAGAACACATGAGTTATGACCCAAGATAAGCACAAAGAACTCCTTCTACTAGTTCATTACAACTCTTACAAAGAGTGTCTGGCCTGTATAGGTTTCCGAGGACTAAACATAGGAAATCAGGATATATTGTGCAGCAGGATACATGCTCCTCACTTCATAGTAGGTACTATGATAAGTAACAATGCTCCTTATAGAACTATGGGATGCGACAAGTTCCTTGCAACCAGGGATACTGACCTTCTACTACACCTCTTAACTAAAATAGGTAGAATATGATTCATATGGCAGTCATACATGATCAGAAGAGAGAGGACCGGCAGACTCTCTTTGTCCAGGAGATGGCAGGGCAGGGTATTAATCACATGGATGTGGCAGTTATCCCAGCTGTGAAGTTGAGTAAGAAACCCGTAGAGAATATCTGTAGCGCACATAAGAGTGCTGTTAATTGGGCCATGTACCATGGGTATGAGGAAGTTCTCATCATGGAGGACGACGTCATGTTTACACATCCCCTGTCCATGCAGAGATTCCTGGAACACAGAAAGTATCTCCCGAAAGACTGGATGATCTATCTCGCCGGGGTCTATGATATGGAGCTAACAGGTGTTAGTAACAATCTCGGGAGGATTCTCGAGTTTAGCGGGCTCCACTGTTACATAGTAAGAGACCTCTTCTATAGAGATATTCTTAGTGCTCCCCCGACTATTAACCTGGACAAGTGGATCAGTGGGAAGAAGCTGCGTAACCAGCATGGTTATGTATGCTATCCCATGGTAGCTCTCCAGTATGACGGGCTCTCAGATAATGTCGGGAGAGTCACTGAATATAACAGGCACATAAAGAACCGCTACAAGATATGGAGCGGTGAACCTTAATAAAGAACCTATGACTAAGAGAGTAATACAGCTACTTACACTGGCAGAACTTCATGGATATAACCTTATAACTATAGGTCGGTGGGAGGAAGTGACAGGAGGGTCTATCTCAGGAAATGGTGATATTTATGGCCGGGTACAAGGTCATCGGGACTACATAGATAGAAACAACAAGATGCCTCGTGTAAATGGGTGGCCTGCTATATGGGACATAGCAGCAGATGTAGGTTTTAGGGCACTTTGTGGTAACAGTCATCAGCAACAGGTAGAGGGAATAACCCAAGAGGAGCCTGGTGTATATATCATACCTCCTGTATTACTCTATCCTCCCCCTAACCCTAAGTTATGGGGGTGGATGAATGCTGATTACTTCTTAGCAAAAACACGTGAGGGAGATGACAGAATGTTGGCAACAGCTATAGCAGACAAGTTCAGACCTAAGAAACTCTCTGATGAGGATATCTTATATCTGATCTCTGCAAGTGTGCATAAAGCTACAGAGAGAACCCCGTGGAGAGTAATAAAGGATCAGAAATTATATGCTCTTCCTAATCTCTCCGGTTTCTTCAGTAAGGTAACTCCCTTCTGTATAAGACGTATCTATAATGCGGTAGAAGGATATTACAAATAACTTTAAAGCCTTAACCATGGCGGTTAAGGTCTTCCTCTTAGCTCAGTGGTGAGAGTGCTTGGCAGCCAATGGCCAGGAGACGGAGGTTCGAGTCCTTCAGGGGGAGCTAAAACAAGAATATGAGCAAAAGTAAGGTCAAGAAGAAAAAAGAGAAGTACAAACTTATATACCTGGAGTGGTGTGATGCCATAACCCGAATGGAAAGCTGGTCTACACAGAAAGAGGCCCTGGTATGGGGAGAGAAGAGTAGTTGGGTAATTAAACAGACAGGCTGGTTGATTAAGCAGACCAAGAAGTATATCCTCCTCTCTATGAAGTATACACCCGAGGATGATGATAGTGCAGAGATGCACGGTATTATTCTGAAGATACCTACTACCTGGATTATCCGGAGAGTAGATCTCACTAAGCACATCTGATGAAGAAGAAGGGTATAAATACCGCCTTCTCCTGCTCCCTGAAAAAGGAGGGGGATAAACTCATGCATATACGTCGGGCAGATGAGCTCCAGTATAAAGAACTCATAAAACTGATTCCGGAAGGTCAGCTCATAGACCTCTTTATTGATGTCCATGATGACAGTGGTAACTTAGCTCAGCTGGCAAAGCTCCACAAGTGCATCCGGGAGCTGGCAAAGATGACAGGAACAACCTTTGAAGAAATGAAACTTGTAGTAAAGAAGAGATCCGGACTATTATTTGTCAAGCATCAGAAAGACCGGGAGCCCGTGTTAGTAGAGTACTCCTTCGGGAAGTGCTCCAGCGAAGACCTGTCCCTGGCTATAGAAACCTGTATGGAACTCGGGGATAAAGCCGGGGGTAACCTAAGATAATCTACTATGAATAGCAGAGAACATTTCGAGTTTATGAAGAAGGCCGTACCACAAAGTTCACTCACTGCAGAAGCAGTGATCAAAAGCCTTGCAGAAGGTCTTATAAAAGCACTATATATCCCTGTTGAGGGAGAATCAGTACGAAGAGTTGATAAAAGCAGACTTACTCACTTCGGAGTGGACGATACCGAGCCTGTTAACTGGGGAGATTTGGGATGTTCTGAAGTTAGACAATCTCCCGATGGTGACGGTACTTTTATCTTAACTGTGGAAGAAGCTGCTCCCAGAGACTGTGAAAGTCTTTGTGAATATATAGAGACTTATCTCTACTCTTATGGATGGGAGTGCAAAGTGGAGACTGAGTGGTGAAGAGAAGCAGAAACCGTAAGTCCCTAGCTTCCTATAATGAGTGGCTCAAGCACTGCAACAGTATCAACCTTAAAAAGAAGTATCTCCCATGAACTATCTCCAACTTGAAAAGATGATTAAGTCTCCTGATAAGGAGAACGTTTACCTAGCTGTTAGTATAATCAGATCTAAGACTCTGAATATTCCCCCCGGTAAAGCCAGTAAGCTATTATTAGAAGTGCCACTGGAGCACAGAATTAGAGACTATAAAGATATATGTGAGGAGTTAGGGGAAAAGGAGCTGACTCTCAAGCACTTCCGATCTATACCAGTATATCTCAAAGTTAGATTACTAGCCCGGACACAGTTAGAGCAGATAGCTAAACTAGTTAACAGAGAGTATAAAGTTGACTGGAAAAATAAAGATCAGTACAAGTGGTATCCCTACTTTGAGTTCGCTGTTGGTCGGGGGTTGGTCTTTCGGATCTCGCACGGCGACGGCCACTACTTCAACGGCCTGGTGGCCTTTAAAGATAGGCCTACTTCAGACTTTGTAGGTAAGACCTTCACGAGTATATATGAAAAGTTAATGTAACAGGTTATGCATCTAACGCTAGCTGTTGGTCGGAGGTTAGTCTTTCAGAACTCGAACAACGACAACCACAACTTCAACAGCCTGGTGACCTATACTTCCCAATACACTGGTGCAGACCTTACCTCTTGGTAAAAGATAAAACAGTTACACGGGGCTCTGGTAGGGAGACTGAAGGAGACCCTTAACAAAGTAAACTAAAAACTACAGCTCATGAGACAATATTTATATATCTACTTTATGGTTCTAGCAACTTCTTATCTGTTGGTGAGCTTTGTTACTTGGGACATCCTGTGGGTCAGGAAGCTTCCTTATTTAAGGTGGGATCATAGACTCATGATAGTTGCATTGGTAATTCTACTTATCCTATTAGTGAGCTTGTGGCTAGATACTAAGAGAGCATCGAGGAAGGTTGATCAGGAACATCAATCATCTTGATCTTTCCCTGTATCTTAGCCTGATCCTCCACCTCCTTAAGAAGGTTGATAAGTGTTTCCAGGTGATATGCCCAGGCATCATCGCTTGTCTTACCTGATTTGATCTTCTCGAGAGCCTTGGCGAATTCCTCAGGGGACTTACTGGAGGCCACGGAGTAGAAGAACTGGTGGAGACGGGCGTAGAAGGCACCACTAATCTCTATAGAGACTGTGGAGTCTAAAGGGATAGCTTCAGCTTGCATGATACAAAGATACTAAACTAGTTTAAACATGAAGAGTGTAAACTTCGAAGATATACAGCAAAAGTTATATGAGAGACTTAAACCCTCGGGATGGGCGGATAAGCTTAAGGGCTTTCTACTGAGCAGCGACATGGAGAAGATCCTTGTTCAACTGCATAAAGAGAAGATGGAAGGTAAGAGATTCACCCCTCCTGTGAGGACTATGCTCCGGGCATTTGAGGTGTGTCCTTACAAAGAACTGAAGGTAGTTATGCTTGGGCAAGATGCTTACTGGCAACCTGAAGTAGCGGACGGACTAGCCTTCTCTTGTGGTAATACCATGAAGGTGGAAGCTTCTCTCAGGTATATATTCAAGTCTCTGGAGGAGACTGTATATCCAGATGGATATGTATGGTTCCCGGATCTCGCCCGATGGGCTGAGCAGGGGGTTCTTCTAATCAATACGGCTCTCACTACCACAGTGGGTAAGGTGGGACAGCATTACATGCTCTGGAGACCATTTCTCTCTTACCTCTTTGATGTACTTAACTGGAACAACTCCGGGATGATCTATGTCTACTTCGGTAAGAAAGCTCAGGAGTGGTCTAAGGCAGTAGCTGAGAACAACCATAAGTTCATGGTGAGTCACCCCGCCAGTGCTGCCTATATAAATGCAGAACGTTGGGAGTGTGAAGATATCTGGAATAAGGTGAATAACGTACTATACAAGTATAACGGATGCAAAATACAGTGGTAATGAAGAAGAGATCTATAGATCCTATGCTGAAGATGATCAGGGAGAGTGAGCTACTCATATCTAATGGGATGAATCAGGAGCAAGCTGCCATCTATAGTCGTCTAAAGAAGTATATCTCTCCCCAAGAGCAGAGATATGCCGTAAAAAATACCAGTATTGTCATAGAGGGATACGCAGGCACGGGAAAAACCTTTCTCATAAGTAAGCTGGTAAACTTTATTACCCGGACTCACAAACGCTGGCAGATAGCTATGACCGCTCCTACCAATAAGGCAGTGAATGTTCTGTATAGGGCCAGCAGGCTCGATGAGTCCATGAATAGCGTAGCTTTCATGACTATACATAAGCTCCTGGGACTCACCGAGGAAATCACAGATAAGGGTGAACAACTCTTCGTGCAGAAGAAAGCTGATAGATGTGTGATCAATAACTTCAGGGTCCTTATCGTGGATGAGGTTAGTATGCTGGATGACTCCTTATTTAAAGAACTGATCAAGTATGCTGACAGTATACATATCATCTTCCTGGGAGACCGGTGCCAGATACCTCCTGTGAACAGGATGGACTGTATACCTCTTAAGAAGGACACGGGGGTATCCCAGGATGGATATTACTTTGTACGTGAGAAGCTCACACAGATAATGAGACAGGAGCAGGATAATCCCATAGTGAGATTGTCTACTACCATTCGTACTTACCTGGGTGCAGAACAACCTGTAACCAAGCTTTTACCTATAGAGGTTGACTCTAAGGGTAACGGTGTATTCTGGCTTGACAGTAAACATCAGTCAGAGAGAGACCGGCTCAGAGGACTACTCAAGGACTACTTTGACTGCTGGCAGTTTGAGAGAGATCCTAATTATGCAAAGGTACTTGCCTGGCGTAATAAGACGGTAGGCTCTATGAATTCTATCATCCGGGAGATACGCTTTGGTAAAGACACGCCTGAGTTAGTTAAGGGAGACTGGCTCATAACTGATAAACCTATCCTTGATGATGGAGCTAAGCAGAGAGTGAAGTTTAATACCTCTGATGAATTTGAAGTCCTGGATGTAAGAGTAGGAAGTCACACTCCCTACAGACTCGGGATAACTAAGATCTTTAAGACGTACGAGTGCCGAATCAGGTGTAATACCTGTGAGGGTACTAATGTGGAGGATACTATTAGGGTGCTGCATAAAGATAGTCACGGGCTCTATGTAGCAGAACTCTCAATACTGAAGGCTAAAGCCATTGCGAGTGCGGGAGCTAATGGATCCTGGATTAACTACTTCAACTTCATGAGGGAGTTTGCACAGGTGAAATATAACTATGCTATTACTGTGCACAAGGCTTAACTTTGGGTCTTGTAAAACTAACTTAATTGACGGGGACATCCTTAGAGCTCTACACACTCTCTACAGCAGTAATGACTGTAGCCTAGTAAAAGAGATAGAGATTGGACAATCCGCAGCCAAGCATCCTGAATACAGGATGAAGGTTCAGAGACTATCCCGTAAGGGAGTAGAGCATAATCATTGCTCGAAACAGTTAGATGTTGTGTATCACTCTGCTGACTATGAGTAGATACGACATAAGATATAGTCCGGCCTCTACTAAAAGGTAGAGGAAGAACCGCAAGGTTCGACTTACAAGAACGTCTTTCTCCTTGAGGAAGACCTTGACTACAATAAGAGGATAGTGGAGCGTAACCGAATCAAGTATACGGCCTACACAAGAGCCTCTGATAAACTATTTATACTACGACCATGATTATTCATAAGTACAGCCACAAGAAGAATCTCAGCCCGAAGACTAAGAGCTCCGGGTGGAAGACTGTGACTTACAAAAAGGATCTGGTAGAAGCACTTGCAGACGCGGGTCTGAGAGTACCTTTTCTCACCATATTACTTGGTAGAGGTAAGAACACTACTGCACATACTCTTATAGGTACTGTGAGTAGGCATGATATGTTACATCTGATAAAAAGTCTCACACATCTGGAAAGCAGAGAACCTTTACTCATAATCTTGCATTTAATATTGATCAGGGATCTATATTCTGCCTGGCGGCTAAATGTTGATAGGTGTACTGCCTCCAAACTTTTTAGAGTCAGAGAGTTTAAGGATACTATAGATTACTGCAGGCTCCGATATCAGGAGTCTCCCAGATCACTTGTGAACTTTACAGACAGAGACATAAAAATTATCTATAGAGGTAAGGGACGACACAGAGAGATAAAGTGGTTACTTAGAAACAGAGTATCTATCTATACTATCAGACCTCGCAGGGAATTCACAATGTTATTAATAGCATGTAACAAATGAGTAAAGTATTAGGAGTAGTGTGGTTCACTTCCACAAAGACTGTAGGAATAGTGCTTATGGTTACCACTGAGGGACGACCTAAGGCTTATATAGGACACGGAGAGGGTAACAGTGAGATGATAGATACTCTGCGGATTATCCTGGACTGGGGAGCTAAGTTCCCTGTGAAGGAGGCTGTGAGTCTCATAGAGCGTTTCGGGTCAATAGAGCAGCCTGTAGTATTTCAGGAAGTAAAGCAGAAGTATACCGGCTAGCTAGAACTGTATCAGGTTATAGCTAAGTGAGAATCCTACATAAGGGGAGAGTCTAAGATCCTGTGTGAAGCCATAGCCGAGACTGGGACCCAGACCAAAGCGCTTCTTGCGGGGACACGGGGGCATTGTGATATCCTGCCTTTTGGGTATGAGCAAAACACCGTCCAGCTCGTTAAACTTCACCAAGGGAGAAGAGGATCTGGCAAAGACGGTATAGGTGTTATCAGTCTCGGTGAATCCCATAACGAGCCCGACTCTGATACGGTTCTCTGTGATATCAGTCTTCCCTGGATAGATAATATTATTCTCAAGCTTAAACTTACTCTCTCCTGAGACAGACCAGAACATAGAGCTGTCCACGTAGGTATCTTTAAACTTGAGACCATAGGTAACATTATCGGGGTATCTCACAAGCTCATTAGAGAGTGTGAGTCCTCCACGATCTATAGTAGCCTGAGCCTTGATGAGAGACTTGACATTTCCCATCTCACGTTTTACCTCGTCATAGAGGTCTTTGTTGAGCTTCTCGAGGTCCTGTACTTTACTTACAAAAGCCGACTTTACAGACTCAATGTCTCCGGCTTTGTTCTTCTCATTTCTGAGAGAGTCGGTCAGAGCCCTTCGGTTTTGCTCATAGATGAGTTGCTGTCTCTTAGCGGCATGAAGGAGTTCCTGGTTGCCATTACAGGATCTGAACCAGAGTATGCAGGCTCCCGTGAGTGCTGCAAGAAGTATAAACTCTCTGGAGAGGGGTTGCTTAAGTAGACTGGGAAGCTTCATCTATAGGTGGGGTTGGTTGGTTAGTGTTGTTATTCTCTACATTCAGCTTCTTCTCCTTATAGTTAAAGTAACTGTATATACCTGCAAGGGTAAGGATACCAGGGACCTCTATCATAAGTACCTCGGGGAGATTCTCAGTAGTAGTATTTTGTGCAGTCTCAACGGCAACTACCCAGAAAAGACCTACCGCAAGCAGCTTTCTGAGACTCATTCCGCCTGTCTTATTATCTAAGGCTGCAAGAAAGTCATTAATGCGCTTCTTCATATGAGAACTTATTATGAGGTTAGTTGTTAGTTTAAGCCCGGGATATCCGGAGCTAAAGTACATGAATTATGCCAGAAGACAATGAACAAGAAGGTAAAAAAGTTGAAGGAGAGGCACACGGAATAGCCCGTGGTCTCATATATAGATTCTCCAGGGAGTTTAAACACAAGCTTAAGGGAACTGTCAAGGTAACCTACACTCTGGATGCAGATATTGCGAGTGTCAGAGAGTACTTCACCCTAGGGGATATCGAGTTTGTGTGTAATAACATACTTAGGGAAGTGGATTCAGATGCCAGCATTCGTGACAAGAGCAGAGAGTCTCACATTAAGACCTGCAGACAGATGTATTTTATAGTAGCCAGAGATGCCCGGTATAAGTGGTGTGACATAGGTGATTTTATAGACTTTGATCACTCCACTGCTGTACATAGTGCTAAGGCTATCAAATCTCTTTTAGACGTCAGAGACCTCAGGATTACAGATCTCTACCGAAGGGTAAGAATAGGTCTTAAACAACTGGGCTACAGCCGCACCCCCGCTGCATATAGTAAGTATGAGGAGGATGAAGCTATATACACTTCTCTACCTACACTTCGTAGAGAGGCTCTGATATCTATAGAAAGCAGAAAGATGACAAGGACAAAAAGAACAAGGAAGAACTCATGAAGAAGATATCTATATCCCTGCTCTTAGCAGCAGGAGGAACTGTAGCCTCATGGTTAACTGTGAACTCGTTAGTTATCGAAATAGGACTAGGGGAGTATCTCATCATAGAGATTATAGTTATCGGGCTGAGTCAGCTCTACAGTATGGCTATAAAGAGTATCAAGTAACACCAAAACTACACATACATATGACAGAAGTTACAGACGTGAAAAGACAGAAAGAAATAAACACCAGCGAGGTTAAAGCTTTTAATAATAAGAAGCTCTCAGCTGATGGTATAACCGGAGCTTATGTAGTTCCGAAGTTTAGGCATGCCAAAAAGGGGTATCCTGAAGGACCTAAGTATATAAGCCCCTACGGCAATGAGTTAGAACGCAAGAACTTTTATGTAGAACTCACAGACGACCTGCACAAACCTCTTGTTACTGAATCTATCAACAGAGTTCTCTATAAAGTTCCTTATCACTCTGACTATGCACTCAGGTATGAGAGGCATTCTGCTGATGAAGGTAAGCCAGATGTAAGAAGCAGATTTCTTGTACCTGTTACGGATCTTCAGAAGTATGATGCAACCGACAAGCCTTCTTCTGAAGTTGAGGTAAAGAGTAGTGAGCGTCTGGATGTTAATATCTCTGAGCTTACCGTAAGGGATTTTGCTGCACTTTTACATCGCAGACCTGTCTCCACTAAGGAGTGGGTAAATAAACTCATAGAGGAAGAACTCTGATGCCAGAGATCACACTACCAACAGAAAAAGTAGGGCCGGTATCACTCAGCCCCAGAACACTAATCATATTCTCCAAACCTAAGGTGGGTAAAAGCTCACTTGCAGCAGGTCTGGATTCATGCCTCCTCATAGATCTTGAGGATGGTGCCGGGTTCCTGGAAGCACTAAAGATAAGTGCTGGTTCAGTAGATGAATTAAAGAAGGTAGGAGAGGCTATTAAAGCTGCCGGAAATCCTTATAAGTATATCGCGCTGGATACTATGTCTGCGCTCGAGAAGATATGTATTCCCTATGCTGAGACGCTATACGCGAGAAGTATAATGGGAAAGCACTGGTTCCGCAAGGAAGGAGACAAACTGCATCCCGAGAGTGGAAAGGCTAAGTATGGAAACATACTGAATATGCCCGATGGAGCAGGATATAAGTGGCACAGAGAAGCTGTAACTAAGGTAATAGACTTTGTCAAGACTTTAGCTCCGAGAATTATACTCTTAGGCCATATCAAAGAGATACTACTGCAGAAAGGTGGGTCAGAGTTCAACACGTTTGATCTTGATCTCACCGGTAAACTCAAAAGTATCATAACTTCACAGGTGGATGCAATAGGCTACCTCTACCGTAAGGGTAATCAAAATGTGCTCAGCTTTAAAACCAACGACGAAGTGACGTGTGGTGCAAGGCCTGAGCATCTCAAGAATAAAGAAATAGTAGTCTCTGAGGCAGGAGAGGATGGAAAACTCACCACCTTCTGGGAGCGGATATATATTGACTAGTAAGTTTAACTTTTAACACTTGAAGACACATGTTAAGTACTAAGGATGTAAAGATAGGCGGAGATGTTCCAAAGACACTCCAGCCCGGTAATGCGAAAGCTAAGATCTACAGTGTGGAACTGACAACAGTTCCCTATAAAGAGGGTGCCTACCATCTGGTAATGCATCTGGAAGGTCCCGATATGGGAGGCGATTTCAAAGGCTTCATGATCGAGAAGGATAATGAAGCTCTGGGAAGCTACCAGGGACAGATAGGAAGAGTAAAGGCAGATAAGTGGCCCTTCTCTGATGGCAAGACAAAAGGGGGAACTGTCATTCACAGAGACGTAAGCATAGTTCGGTTCATAAAGAACCTGTGTGCTCAGGGAGGATGGATGGAGTGGTGTGATGCTCAAGATAATAAGCACGAGACTATCGAGGCTTTTGTCAAGGCTCTTAATGATGAGAAACCTTTTAAGGACAAGTTCCTTAATTGGTGCCTTGCTGCTGTAGAGTATCAAGGTAAGGGAGGTTATACAAAGCATGACCTTTATCTCCCACGATTCTCAGGGACTAAGGTTCCTCTGGAAACTCCTGAGGCTAAACCTAGTCAGCTTATCAAATATGTGGAGTCGCAGCATCTGGAGCGTAAAGAGTCTAAAGCAGTCCCTTCATTCGAACCAGGAGATACTACACCTCCTGTTGATTCAGATGATGATTTTAAACTCTGATTATATGACAGAAGTAGAGACGGGAGGGGAGAGTAATATCTCCCCTTTGTTGTCTCCTCCTGTTAGGATCAGCACTAAGTCAGTATATATCCTTGAAGCTCCGGTAGAATGGATATTTGAGTTCTACCTGAAATTGAAGAAGAAGCTCACCGGACAAAGGGTGATGATAAAGAGTCCCCGGAAGCCTGACGAAAAGAGAGCTTCCTGCTCTGTATATTACTCACGTGAGAATAGTAGATATCTTTTTAACGACTTCTCCTCGGGCATAGGTGGTGACCATATAGATCTCATGGCTTATCTAATGTATAAAGAGGGAGGAGCATCAGAAGACTACCTTATCAGAAGAGTGAATGCGGACTATAGAAACTTTCTTAGTAAGGGAGGTAAGTACACTGTATCTGACATGTCTGTTGATGAGTCTTACAAGGTTACCTCCTTTATCAAGAGAGAGTGGATCAAGTTGGATGTGGATTACTGGACTTCTTATGGTATAGGATCTTCTATGCTTAACTTTTACAGAGTAGCTCCACTTCGGGAGTTTGTTATGAAGCAGGGTTCTTCCGGTAAAGAGATGCGATGTAACAGACCTTACATCTATGGCTACTTCCGTAAAGATGGGAGTCTGTATAAGATATACCAGCCTAAGTCTGCCACGAAGAAGTTTCTGAAAGTCCGGGATTATATTCAGGGTACAGATCAGCTTACAGGTAAGAAACCTTATCTAGCTATCTGCTCTTCTCTGAAGGATATTATGTCCTTTAGCTCTATGAAGTTTAAGAGTATAGAGTTTGTGGCTCCCGACAGTGAGAATGTAATGATATCTGCTCCCGTTATAGCTTTGTATAGTAAGAAGTACCGGAAGGTCTTTACTATATTTGATAATGACAAGCAGGGTGTGGATGCCATGATTTCTTACGAGAAAGCCTACGGGCTGCCCTATGTACACCTGCAGATGTCTAAGGACATAGCAGACTCGGTGAAAGATCACCAGATACTCCCGGTCAAGAGAGAGCTGTATAAATTAATGTTACCTATACTAAAACCATGAGTAAAGACAAGACTTATATAGGAATCGACATAGGGAAGAAGGGGGGAATAGTTATTCTCAAGCCTTCTCCTCTCATATGGCCTATGCCTCTTATAGGTACAGACCTTGACTACAGGACACTACAAAGTCTTATGGTCTATAACACTACCAGAATAGGTGGTGAGTTTCTGGTGATATTTGAGAAGCTACAGTCTATATTTGGAACTTCCAAGGCTACAGCATTTTCTATGGGTCATCAGGCAGGTGCTGTGGAGATGATGTGTATAGCTATGGGACTCCCCTTTGTGAAAGTACCTCCCAAGACATGGCAGAAGGAAATGCTCCTGGGGACTAATCCTAAGAGTGATACTAAAGCCCGAGCTGCTATAGCTGCCTCTAATCTCTTCCCGGGAGTCAATCTAAAGATAGGCAAGAGTACTAAACCTCATGATGGAATAGTAGACGCGCTACTTATGGCCGAGTACGGAAGGAGAAAGTTATGAGTAAAAAGAAGACCAGGACCGAGAAGAAGAAACCTAAGCAAGAAGTAGTCAACTACAACCAATGGTTACCCGTCATGCTTTATCTTAAAGAACTTAAGGTCTCTGAGATTGCCTGTACTTATTCTGGAAGCGGAGACTCGGGGGATATAGATGATATAGATTACTATATGGTACGTAAACTCGGTAGGAAAGAGGTTGATAGAACCTCTGTAGAGGTGGATGGTAAGATTAATGACTTTGTGAGAAATCAGATAGATACCATAATCTCAGGAGGCTCTATAGAAGACTGGTGGAATGATGAAGGAGGACAGGGTGAGATGAACATAGAGGTCCCAAGTGGAAACTATACTATCAGTAATCATATAAGGGTAGTCTCCTTTGACTCCTCAAATCATGAAGGTCAGTTTCTCCATACTGAGATAGAAGAAGAGGGGACATAATGGCTCATCCCTATGAACACTCCCGCACCTGTGTGAAACGGTGGGGAGGAAAAGAAGAAGATTACTTACCCCTGAACAACTGGCTCGATGAGACAAAGGCCTGGATACCTCACAGCATTCACCGGATATTCCGGCATCACTCAGAAGGTATCTTCGAGTGTGAGAAAGTATTCGGACCATTCATCATCAACTCAGATGGAAGAAGGGTATATACCCGCTATATATGTGAACAGCATATTCGCGAAGACTGTAACGGTAAGATCCCTACCGCAAAAGAGTGGGTCAAAGCTATAACCGGTAAAAAAGTGCCTGTATGGGCACGCCGAACCTTAAAAATCCAAGAACAATGAAGAAGGACACAGTAACCTCAGAAAAAGCAGTGATAGGCCGTGAAGACTACGAGCGTATCCTGAAGATGCTGGATTCAAGTGATCAGGGAGACTGCTCTATAGGTCTTACCTGCATCGAAAACAGTAGTCATGATCAATCTATCGTTCATATCCTCCTGCTGAGGATGAATTCAGTACTGGCAGGAGAAGTATGGGAGAAGGAAGCCCCGAAGGTTTCCAAGAAGCTCAAGAGCCTGGGAGTGGCTATGAATGCTCCCCTGACTCTTAATACCCTCTTCCAGTCAGTTTTACCTAAGGCAGGTATTTCTGAGGAGGATACACAGCCTATCCTGGATCACTTTGGAAACTTCCTGCTCACACATATCGCAGATATGGGTGGTTATGAGTTTGTAAAGAGACTACAGATGAAAGTAACCTTTAAAGATGCTAACAATGGATAAAGACGAGAGCCTGGCGAGAGCCTGCAAAGATCTGTTACTGGAGCAGCCTTTCTATGGTCTCTTCTCCTGTATGCTTAATAAACGGTGGCGGAAAGACCTCCCCACCGCAGGAGTGTATCAAAGAGGTATACAGTATGAACTGGGTCTTAATGAAGAGTACTGGGCAAAACTTAGTGACCGCCAACACAAAGGTTTAATCACTCACGAATTAATGCACATGTGCTTCTTTCACGTAACTGACTGGAGACATCTGGAGAATCACCAGGTAGCTAATCTGGCTATGGACTGTGAGATTAACCAGCTGATTGATATTAACGATCTCCCTCCTAACCCGATACTGCCCTCTAGTTTTCCTACACTTAAACTAGAGCCTCATAAAGGTACACAGTACTACTATGATAAGCTTAACGATGCTGCACAGAAGAATGCTTCCAAGACCCTGAGTGCTATTCTTGATGCCATAAAGAATGGTGAAGGGAAAGACAAAGACGGGAATCCTGTGGTCATCATAGTCAAAGGCGAGAATGGGGAGGGGGTAGGTGTGCCGGATCATTCCATGTGGGAGGCTATCAACAAGCTGGGAGAAGCTGAGAAGAAGCTCCTGAAGAGTCACATAGATCACCTCATGTCAGAGGTAGCTGAACAGGTAGAGAAGAGCAGGGGAACTATTCCATCGGAATTAGCTGAATACCTTAAGAACCTCAACAAGTATGAGCCACCTAAGTTTGACTGGAAGGGTTACCTTAGGAGATTTGCCGGAGGGTCTATCAGGACCTATACTAAGAAAGTCCGGACTAAGCTCAACAAAAAGTTCGATGATGCCCCCGGGCTGAGAGTGAAATCCAAGAATCATGTACTGGTAGCAGTTGATACCAGCGGGTCAGTATCCCAGGAGGAGCTCGTGGAGTTCTTCCAGGAAATAGACCATATCCACAGAACAGGGTCAGATGTAACGGTGATACAGTGCGATGCTGCTATAAGTAGTGTGGAGAGATACAAGAGGAACCAGGAGATCAAGGTGAAAGGTCGTGGAGGAACTGCATTTGATCCTGTGATTGATTACGCTAACGAGCACTCCAAGAAATACACCTGCCTTATCTACCTGACTGATGGATGTGCCCCTGCTCCAGAACCCTGTAGACTGAGAACTCTTTGGGTACATAGTACCAAGAGCACAATTAATGAAGACCTTATAGGTCATAAGATCAAACTTAACTAATAAGTAGTACGATGAGTAAAGCCAAAACAGTAGTAGCCCTGAACGTTACCGAGCTGAAGGACGTGATCAGGCATATGATAAACAACAATAAGTTCCTTCAGGAGAACAATAAACCTGCGGGTGCACTGGAGGTGGTAGGTCCTGCCGGTCTTGGGAAGACCAGTGTGATTATACAGATGGCAGAGGAGTTTAACCTCCACTGTGTGAAGCTAAACCTGAGCCAGCTTGAGGAAGTAGAGAATCTTGTAGGATATCCCCATAAAGAGCTTGAAGTGAAGAATGATGTGGGAGAAACACGGTGGATACCTGAGTCAGCTGTGCCAAAGTATATCGACCAGAAGTTTAAGCCTACAGGTGAGAAAAGGATGGGATATGCTATCCCGGAGTGGATACAAGGTCGTGAAGGAGGGGGTATACTTATGTTAGATGATTACAGCCGTGCATCAGAAAGATTTATTCAGGCAACCATGGAACTTGTACAGAGACAGGAGTATCTCTCTTGGAAACTTCCCAGGGGATGGACTGTTATCCTCACCAGTAACCCCTCTGATGGTAACTACCTGGTGAATGAACTCGATCCTGCCCAGAAGAGCAGGTTTACAAGTGTGAATATGAAGTTCGACGCGAAAGTATGGTCCGAGTGGGCTGACAGAGAGAAGATTGATACACGGTGTATAAACTTCGTACTTCTGAATCCTGAAATCGTGAGTAAAGATGGTAATCATGCAGTGAACCCGAGAAGTATTACGACCTTCTTTAATAACATCAGTTCTATCAAGGACTTTGATGCGGAGCTTCCTCTTATCCAGATGTTGGGAGAGGGAAGTGTAGGTCCGGATATAAGCTCTATGTTTACTGCCTTTATCAATAACCGCCTGGACAGAATTATTACCCCTGCAGAAATCCTGCTTGGTAAGAACGAAGACAACATCATGGCCTCTATAAGGTCATGTGTAGGTAAGAAGGGAGGAAAATACAGAGCTGATATTGCAAGTACTATTATAACCAGGACTGCTAACTTTGCGCTGTTGCATGCAGAGGACAACTCTATAACCAGTGATATCATAAGCAGACTCATCCGCTTTATCACTGAAGAAGATATGATAGAGCACGATCTGAAGTACATCTTTGTCAAGCGTCTCTTCACAGGTAATAAGCAGAAGTTTCAGAAACTGCTCGATAATAAGGACGTGATCAAGTTAACTATTAAGTAAGAATAACAGGAGTAGAGGGGAGAACCATATCCCCTCTCACACCAACTAAAATCAACATGCAAATGAAGAGAGAGGACTTTGTGTCTATGCTCTATGTGACTAACATCGATGTCACCACTACTCCGGTAGAGGTAGAGACTGAGATAGTCACTGTCTACAAGACGCCTGACCCTGATATTAATGCTTATATATCCGGGCAGAGCTCATGTTATATACCAAAAGCCGGAGATAAAATCCTGCTCTTGAAGGACCACCATATACCCCAGGTAAAGCTAAGGGAGTGGTGTAAGCGATCAGATGTCAGACTTGTAAAGTCACGGGAGGACGCTGATGTAATAATAATCGGAGGAGATTATATAGATAAGAGCTTCCCCAGCTTCCGGGCTTTTTATATAACTAAAGAGGTATATGGTAAGTGGGTTAACTCTCTGTCCTGTAGTTCTACGATAGATATCAGGCAGCGTGATTTGCTGTTGAGTGAAATGAATAATACAGAGGTCCCTTACGTAGTCTTCACGGGTAATTCTAGTTGGGTACTTACTAACTTTTCTGCTCATGGTGACTATAATTATGGTCGTTGGGTGAAGCTGCCATCAGAAGATACACTACCTAATTTTGCAGGTGTGTCCTATCATGAAGACAGCATACTCTCTCTGATCAACGAGGGGGCTACTGTAATAGATGAGGAGATTTGTGGCAGGTTATCTGCCATGTTTAAGAGTGAGGATTCGGGGAACTGGGCCGTAGCTATGGAAATTATGGCTAATAGTGACTACGTAAAGTCTGCAGTCTATCTCATGAGTCTGTGTCTGGAGTTCAAGGACAAGATATTCCAGCATAGGAACCATAGTCATGTTAACTTTACAGCTATGAAGACTTACTTGGGAATAAACTACAGGATGACAGTAGATAGTGCCCTTGAAACAATGGTAAGTAAAAAGCTGATGACCAAGGACAGCTACAGGGTCTTTATGGATCATGTTAAGCGTGACGTTAACAGAATCCTTCATCAGGAGCACTTTATTATAGGGAAGATCACCCTTAGTGAATCCGGCAGGAAGCTTGTGAAGGAAAGCTGCTCTAACTGTGTAGAGATATTCGGGGAGGAGAAGTTATGATAGAGACCTTGGATAAAAGAAAGGCTGAAGACCAGTTCTATAGTGAGAGATTCCTGTTCTCCTACTCAGGTCTTAACAAACTTTTATATTCTCCCTCTATGTTTTATAAGCACTATGTACTTAGGCGAAGAGTAGAGAAACTGGATAAGCACCTTATAGAAGGAAAGCTTACCCACTGTCTGCTGTTGGATGAGGAGAAGTTCTCAGAGCAGTTTGTGCTTTCACAGACTAAACTACCTTCGGAGAATCCAAAGAAGGTGGTGGATAGGATATATATTGAGTACCGGAAACTCCTGGAGCAAGAGATAGGTACGGCAGAAGAGGTCCTCTCGGGCTTCGGAGAAAAGATACTTGAGGTGCTGGAGGAGATAAACCTTTACCAGTCTTTAGGTACAGATGCACAAAGGATAGAGAAGATAGTGACTGATGAGAACTCCGCTTACTTTGACTACCTTAAAATACGTGACACGAAGAATATCGTGGATATGGAGATGATGCAGAGAGCTATGGATGCTAAGGAGGCTATAAGAATGAACCCGAAAGCCTGTGAACTACTGGGACTCGGTTGCGGGGAACCCCCTTCCGGAGTCTGGAATGAACTATATCTGGAGGCAGATCTTCCGGGGAGAAGTTTTGGAATTAAGGGTATATTGGATAATCTGCGTGCAGGGGCTTCCACTAAGACCTTATACATAAATGATGTTAAGAGAACAAGCAAGACTATAGCCGAATTTCCAGAAAGTCTAGAGTACTACAGATACTGGATGCAGGCTGTGATCTATAGTAAGCTGGTAGCCTTCAATGTAGAAAAGTTTACCGGAGGTGAGAAGGACTGGACAATGGTGTTCCACTTTATAGTTATAGATATCAGCAACCAAGTCTACTGCTTCGGTGTAACTAACGAGAGTATGAGAGAGTGGAATCTGAAAACTTCTGATGTCCTGGATGATGCCTCTTATCACTATGTCAAGCGTGACTTTACTCTGCCACGTAAGTTCGCAGAGGGTATTGTTGTACTGTAAACTAAAAACCTTATGTCTAATGGTGTGATCAAGAAGATTTATGCTGAATACTTCCAGAAGAGCAGGGTATTTCTGTTCCCTGTACTGGGTATCAAACGAGGTAGTATCATTCCTATTCAGTCTTACATAGGCTGGGAGGGAACGATAAAGCCTGCAGATAGGAGACTGGTATGTCTCTACTATCGGAGGGAGGATCCTGATTTCAGGACCTTCGAACGGAAGATGTTACTGGAGAATACACTCTTTGAAAGTTATCACGAGGTAACTGAGAGAAGAGCTGTATATACCTTTGACCTTAGTAAATATGCCGGAGACTGGGAACACTTCCTCAACGGAAGATATTCAAAGCTCTCTGAGCCGGTCAAGTCAAAGATAAAGGAGTACTTCAGGGGTCAGGACAGAAACTACGCTTATGTGTGTAGTTATGTACATCCTGAGAAGTACTTTGCTATATACTCAGACCTGCTAAAATGTAGCATGCGCGACCTGAAGATAGCCGGAGAGCTATGTGACAGACCAGATGTTGATAAAGAAACACTACAGGTAGAGCTGAAAGGTTTGGAGGTTAAGAATATTGTCTCTTAATTTGCAGCTCAAACCAACTTACATGACCAACTTAACAACAGGAGCTAATATGCTCCTTATTCACTCGAACTGGACAGAGAAGAAGAGCTTCAGGCTGATACCTCTGAGGTCTGACTGCCCTTTCGTAGAAATGTTATATGACCCCACTACGAGGGTTCTGGTGATTATATCTAAGATCACTAAAGAGAATATGCACATGGTCCCTAAGGTCGATGCTCTAGGAGATGTAGACGTACTTAAAGCTGCCAGGAAAGGTGGAAAGATGTACAAGGAAGAACGTAAGATACTGGACACGTTCCAGGAGTACTACGTACATGATACTGAAGATATCAAGACGATGATTAATATGTTCGCGATCAACTCGGGAACTTTCGACTACGGGGCTTACATGACAGCACTTGAGCTGCCTGAGCCTGAGAAAGCCCAGCTGATCGTAACACCATAAATATATTACTAACCGGGGAGAAAGGGAGCACATGTAATGCTCCCTTTTCTGTCCATGACCCTCTCAGATGAGTAAATCCCACTGGGTACATGATATCGAGACTTTAAGCTCGCTTTTTGTGGCTTGCTTTATACACTATACCTCCGAGGAGAGTTACACCTTCGTCGTACATGATAAGAGGAACGATCTCCCGGCTCTTCTGGAATTTCTCGACAGGAACCGCAGAAACAGGGAGAAGCATATATCCTACAACGGTCTGAACTTTGACAGTCAGGTTATACAGTGGATTCTTCTTAACCGGAGAATTCTACTATCTCTTTCTGGTGACAAGACAGCAAGAGCTATATACAGAAAGGCTCAGGAGGTAATATCCCGGCAGGATCAGGACATGTTCTCAGAATATCCGGAGAAGAGTCTGTTTATACCCCAGCTGGATGTCTATAGGATGAATCACTGGGATAATCCCCAGAAGAGAGCCTCCCTTAAGTGGGTACAATTCTCTATGGACTGGAACAATCTCCAGGAGATGCCTATACATCATAGTCAGGAAGTACATACAGAAGAAGAGATAGAGACAGTAGTGAGCTACTGTAAAAATGATGTTCTCTCAACAAAGAACATACTACACCTGTGTAAGTCTCAGATAGGACTACGTAAGCTCATGCACGAGCGGTACGGGATTCCCTGTTACAGCTACTCAAATACTAAGATAGGGAGTGAGCTCCTGCTTAAGCTCTATTGTGATAAGACAGGAAGGAAACCTCAATCGGTTCGCAGAGGAAGAACTAAGAGAGGTCCCATAAAAGTGAGTGATATACTCTTTCCTTATATATCCTTCCGGAGTATAGAACTTCAGCGTATGTTGGAGACTCTTCGGGGTAAAGTTATAGTAAACACAAAGGGAGACCTTACCTTCAGTGAGAAGTTCAGGGGATATCAGTTTGACTACGGATCCGGAGGGATGCACCAATGCATAAAGCCAGGGATCTATCTAAGTGATGAAACCTACATTATTAAAGATCTTGATGTGACGGGACTATATCCTAACCTGGCTATTGCCAACGGGATGTATCCTGCACATCTGGGTGACGAGTTCTTCCAGGTCTATAAGAACGACATAGTTGATGTCAGGACTGCGGAGAAGATTAAGGGAGATAAAGGAGACAAGGCAATAGTAGAGGGCTTTAAAGAGGCGGCAAATGCCTCCTACGGCAACTCTAACAACAAATACTCATGGCTCTTCGACAGCCAGTACACTATGCAGACTACTATCAATGGACAGATGTTACTCACTATGTTGGTAGAAGACCTTGTACTGAGTCTGGAAGACTGCCAACTATTACAAACTAATACTGACGGAGCAACACTGCGGATAAGAAGATCAGACCTTACCAGATATGAAGAAATATGTAAGAACTGGGAGAAGTTGTCTGGTCTGCAGCTGGAATTTGCTGAGTATAGCAAGATGTTCATCTGGGATGTCAACTCATACATCGGTGTATACTACAGTGGTAAAACAAAGTGTAAGGGCCGGTTCGAGTGGGAAGACCTGCAGAATCATAAGCCTACACACTTACATAAAAATAAGAGCCACCTTATTATACCAAAGGCTATCTTTCACTACCTCGTGCACGACATCATGCCCGAGAAGTATCTGGAGGATAACCGTAATATATTCGACTACTGTGCCGGTCACCGTATACGCGGAGACTGGGCATTTATGCAGACATGTGTAGTTGACGGAAAAGTTACCTACGATAAAATGCAGGATACTATCCGGTATTATATCTCTAACTCAGGATGCAAGATCATCAAGGTTAATCTTACTGATGGCCGGGAGTTAAGACTGGAGAGTGGAAGATGGATGCAGACAGAGATGAATTCCTATATAGAGAGAAAGTGGAGAGACTATGATGTCAACGAAAGTTACTATCTTGAGCAGATCTACAGTGAGCTCTCTAGGATAGTACCTGTGAAATCAAACCAACTAGAGCTGGAGCTTTTTCCAGTATGATATAAAAAGGAAACTATATGTCAAAGAGAAACTCAACAGCAGGGAAGGAATACATAACTAATGCTCCTGTTCCTGAGAAAACAGATACATACACTACCCTTGAGCATGCGCTTGTTATATCCACCACTTTAGATCAGCTGGCTATAAACGGCTTCATGGTCCACAAGGAGTTATACAAGTGCAGTATGAATGCACAGGTAGCACAGGGAATATACTACCTTAAGTATGGAAATGACCCGGATATGGGTATGATGTTCACCTGGTCTAACAGCTATGATAAGAGTCTGCGCTTCCGGTGTGCCATGGGAGGATTTGTGCATGCTAGTGGTAACGGTGTTATCTCCGGGGATATGAGTTCCTGGGGACGCAAACATACCGGTGTGGCAGATGTAGAGATGATATCTACTATACAGGAACAGGTTCGAAGAGCGGAAAGGCACTTCTGTCGGGTAGTTGCTGATAAGGATGCTATGAAGGAGACTACAGTTAGCCTTACCAGGAGAGCTGAGATTGTAGGTAAGCTTTTTATAGAGCATGGTGTGTTAAATACTGAGCAGATGTCTGTGATCAGGGATCAGATACATAATCCTAAGTTCGATTATAAGGCGGATCCAGAGAGTCTCTGGGTGTTCTTTAATGATATACTCTATGCTATGCAGAGATGTCACCCTAAGGACTGGATGAGCCGTCATATGGCCATTCACTACTTCCTGACTACAGAGTTTGGAATAGATAATGCTCACCTGTCTAACCTGGTAGACAAAACTACCCCGGGATATCAGCTCACTATTGATGATGCACTTGAAGAAGTAAGTCATGTCACAAAATAAGCTACAGGAGAGGTACAAGGACTACAGGAGGAGGAACACCCTTAGGGGATGGATCTTCCACCTGTATCTGTGCCTTCTGTCAATTATGTATAATGACAGAAACCAAACAGACTATGAGAATAACCATAGACACTAACCTTAAAACACTAACTGTAGATCACAGTATAAATATGAAGGAGCTGATCAATACACTCCAGAAGTTACTCCCTGACTTTGCCTGGGAGGAATATACTCTTATGCCCAAAACAGAGGGGTCAGAGGGGTTATACCCATATATTCAGCCTCGTGTCTATCCCTGGACTACTATAGGTCCTCTACCTATCACCGTTGGTGATGAGCCAGAATGGATAGTACGCCCTGGAGAGTACACCTTTCAGGTAGATCCTGATTTTTTGAATATAAAACTCTGCTCTGCAGATACTACTGTTAAACCTTCGGGGGAGTAGGGTAATACCTATTCCCCTTTTTTGCTATCATCGTCAGCATGATTGATATGAGTGTTATTAGTGAGAGATCAGGAGGAAGCTTCGCCGCAGTTTATAAGGAGAAGAAGATCTACATACTCTATGTGGATACATGGTATACCTATGCCCTGGTGAGTCATAGCGAATTTGGATCCGGTAGATTTAAGGTCTCAGTGAAAGACTTATCTGAGATCTCCGGACTTCCTCCCAGAAGTATACAGGATAGATATAAGTAACTTATCTCTTGAGTGCCTGCATAGAAGTAAAGTTCTTGATCTGCATAACAGGATCTACAGATGTTCCGCTTAACCCCAGAGCCTTTCCCAGACGGTTCCATGTCTTAAGTGCTCCTTCCTTCTGCCATGAGTAAGGACCTATGTCTCTTTGATAGTAAGCTTTTCGCTCTACCCCCAGGGTAAGATTGTAGAGATCTGTGAGAACCTGTCCGGCTAACTCTATAGTAGGTCCTTTGGCAATACTTGTAGGGTCTGCCATAGCTATAAGGTCTTGCATACCTAGTCCTGGCAGAGGCACAAACTGCTGGTTCTCTGACCGGAGTTTAATACCCATATAGAGGAAGTGATTAGACATCCATCCTCCGAATTTGAAATCCTCTGCACCTAAAGGACCACTCTTAGCCCGGAGCTTCTCGAATCTCTCCTCGTCTTCTGGATCCCAGTCAAACATCCAGGTGAGCATGTAATTCATAAGAGTAAGGGTGATTATCTCTATACCGTTAGACAGGAGAGCTCTTTTCTCACCGGGTGTCATGTAGTAGCTATGACCCCCTAGTGTCTTTATTAACCTTGCTCCCGACTTCATGGAAGTTATATATCTTCCCTCCGTCATTTCGCCTAGTGCAATATTATACCGGGAGCCTCCTGTGCTGGTATTAAAGGCGAACCTGTGCATAAACATAGAGGTGAAGTACCTCTTGAGGAACATCACAAACCTGTAAAGTATGTAACGTTGCCCCTCTGGTTGATCAAATTTACCGAAGGATCCGTTGAGTTGATTGGAGGCTTCGTGCATCCGGTTTCTCTGAGCTAAGAATTTAGCTCCTCCTACTGCCCACTCAGGGTCTATACCTTCCTTCAGCTGTATCTGTCCGTCTTTGATCTCCCAGGCATCTATATAATCGATCTGCTTGGTAGTCTTTCCTATCTTCTGTTCTACTTTTACATGATGCATCATTCCCGCGAAGAGCTGGAAGGTAGCCTCTATCTCCAGCCATTTCCTGTGACTATACAGCCAGGATAATCCTGCTGCATCTCTGGCTATACTTCTGCTTGGTCCTTCTCCGAATTTCTCTTCGAGTCTTCCCTGTGCCGGATCGAATATCTCCAGCATTTGTAGCTTGAGACTCTTAGGGCCGGGGTTATATATCTGCTGGCTCATCTCTGCTGCAGCTGTAGTAGACCACTTGCGTCCCTTAGTATAGTCCCTGAGATTAAGATACTGACCGGCCGCAGCTGACAACATAGTCTGGTACATAGCAGACCATCTATTAACAAGAGCCGGTGGAATATTCAGGGCAAAGAACTGAAAGGATGCACGGCTAAACATAAAGTTTACCACTTTGTTAAGGACAGGACTTCCGGAGCCTACTCCTGTAACAGTCTTACCATAGAGCTCCCTCTCTATAAGATTGTTCACAGCAGCTTGCCTTACTCCCTTACCCTTCTTGTTCATATAGGTAATAATACCTCTGTTTACGAAGTTGTACTTATTTACCTTCTTGAGATCTTTGATACCATTGTCTTCCTGGTTAGAGACTACCTGGCTAAGAGCCTGAGCTAAGGGGTTAATCTCTATGAGTGCTTTCTGCTTCTCTGCTGAGAACATATAGCGGGCCATAGAGTGAGTGATATCGAGCGAAACCTGATCAAGATCCAGGTCATACTTACCACGGATAGGTATCCGGGTGATTTCATTATCGAACATGTCTGTACTTACCAGTGAGAAGTTCTGCTCGTAATTGAGTCCCACCTCAGCATCATCCTTGGCATGTGTGAAGTAGTCCTTGATAGATTTGAGGTATGATCCTGCAGCAGACATCTTCTGCTTGGCCACATTAGTAGTCTGGAGATACTCCAGGTTGTCCTTACGGAAACGAGGAATCTCCAGATAAAGTTTAGAAGTCTTAGGTAAACCTTCCTGGAACTTCAGGTGATAACTCTTAAGAGTCTCAAGTAACTTGAAGAGTTTAGGATCTTCCCTTTTTAGCCTGTCATAATCCTCATTAAGATAAGGGCTGCCTTTAATATCTTTAGGGAGCCATTCTCCTGTATTATCTATGGTCTCTCCTACTACCTTCTTGGTTCTGAACTCGGATCTGATATTACGACTGTAATGCTCAAGTGTAGGTACACCTTTTATAACCTCCCCTGTAGAAAGCTTTGTAGTTTTATAGTAGGTGGGATTGTTAGGGACTATAACATTCCATACATAAAGTCTCTCCCAGACAGGCTCCTTCTGTTGTGTGTCGGGATTATAGCGCTCTCTCTTTACATGGTTCTTCAGGAACCAGCTGCGAAAGTTAGTGTCTGATGCTAACAGTTGCTCCAGGACAGGATCCTTAAGAAACTCGTCAGCGATATCCCTGGTGATATCCTGCTTTGGAGAATTGAGCTTGGTCATCCAGTTATTCAGTATGTCAAGGTAGTAGTCTGTAGCCTGCTTACTCTGCAGCTCTCTCAAAGAAGCATAGAGAGACCTTAGCTCGGATCTCTCTAACTTTGTAAGACTAAGTTCACTTCTCTTGTCTGAGAGCTCAGTAAGTCTGTCTCTCTCATCCTGGGAGACCGGTTCCTTATTCTTTAGTTTCGAGTATATATCATTAAGCTCGTCTACTTCCTCAAGAGTAAGTCCCGAGAGACCTGCAAGCTGAGACTGTGCCTGGATTATCTCTTCCTGCCTCTGCTTAATGAGAGCTACTCTTCCTTCACTCATATCACTACCCACGGGTTGTCCGTCGTTATCCCTGAATCCTGAGACGGTATCTATAATGTCAGACCATGCGGCTGATATATCCAGCTTGGATTGCTGATCCTCTGGTAACTGAGAAGTTATCTCCTTTATCCTGTTAAGAATAGAAGACCTGACTTCATAGAACCTCTCATTAATTACGGTTCTGGTATGATTACGTATCCATATAGCTCTCTGAACTTTGGCATCCTCCCCTATGATCCCCTGGTTGAAGAGCTGCTGCTCATAATTATTAAGAGAGGTCTCAAATGACTGGGGTATCTCCTTCCACTCATAAAACTTCCGGGACTCTTCTCTATACTGTCTTAGTATCTGTGCTTTCTCGAGTTCTGTACCGGTCTTGAGATTACCACCGAGGTCTCTGAGAGAATGCAGCTGCCTGAGTTCATCCAGCAGAACTTTTATCTCTTCCTGAGCCTCTGCCATAGAGAATTCATCAGAGATACTCAGCCTGACAGCATTTATCTCGTCCAGTATTCTCTGCCTGTCATCTCTTGCTTCCATAGCCAGATCAGACTGTTCAAATATCTTCTCTCTCTCGTAAAACTCCGGAGCATATTCCTGGTGAAACCACTTACGTCTGAGCTCTTTCATCTCCGTCACGGACTTTCTCAAGGCATCCTTATCCTGCTTCTCCTTAGCTGACTGTATCTTGTGCCTGAGAGCCTCCAGATCATACTTATAGTTCTTAAACCTGTTAAGGAAGGTGAAGACTATTCTCTCCTTAAATGTCCCATCATCATCTACGTACCCGTCCTTGTCAGCAAAGATCATTTTCTTGTTGGTCTTTGTGAAGCGAGTGGCACTAAAGCCTACGTCTTTATATAGAGGCTCCAGTGTCTTGAGAAACTCGTTTACCTTCTTCTGTGCAGAAAACTCTGCGGCAGCCTTGGTGTTCTTTATAAAGAGTGCAAAGCTGTTTATGACAGGATCATTGTTAGAGAGGTAACCTTCCAGGTAGGAGTTCATGAAGTTAGCATCTCCGAGCTTTCCTTCCAGGAGAAGTTCGAATTTAGACCTATCTAGCTTTACCTGGTTGTAGTTGCTCACTTCCTTATCAAGTTCCGCCTGGGAAGCATCCTTCTTACGAAGCTGCTCCATAATGTCCTTATGAGCTTTTTCTATATGAGCCTGTAGATTCTTAGACTGCTCTTCAAATACTTCAGCAAGTACAGGCTTGAAGATAGACTCGATAATGCGATCCGAGCTGTCTATAGCTGAGGATATATTACTTAACTTCTGGTAGAAGTCGGCTGACTCCGGTACTCCACTATCTGTGAGGCCTTTCTTAGATTCCTCTACAAAGTTCTTCCAGCTCTTGGTCAGGTGACCGTAGTAGGATGCTTTATATAAGCTATCCTTATCTGACTTAGACTTTAACTCCAGGAGGTGGGTCTTCACCCTCTGTATCATTTCCTCCATACGCAGAACACTCAGTATAAGAGCCTGCATTCTCTGTCTCTCAAACTCTGCATTCTCTGCCACTTCTGCCATCTTATTCTCAAGAGTCTGGTAGGATCTGAGTGTACTCTTTATCTCGGCAAGGTCTCCCTGACCTATCTCATCTGCCAAGATCTTACGCATCTCTGCGTAGTTCTTATTCTCTCGTACCTTTCTCACGTGATTGCTTATCACATCATAGAACCGGTTAACATTATCTATCAGGACACTTTTCTCCACATCTTTAAGTCCTTGCTCATATTTGCGCGTGTCCCTCACAAAAGCTGCTATATTCTCATCTGTGACAAGTTCATTATCTATAATGAAGTCTTCTTCCTGAAGTAGTGCAGCCAGCTCCTCAATGGTAGTTTCCGGTGAGAGTTTTTCTACTTTCACCTTACTCCCGAATACCTTGCGCAGTATCTGTCTGATGTTATACAGGAGGTTCTTTATGAATCCTGCGAAACCCTTGCTAGTCTTCTGCCCCAGGTTCTTTAGCTCTACACTTCTGGAGAGAGCTTTTACTATGACTTCTTCCTTAAAGAGGTCCTCTTCTCTGTTGAGTTCCGGATATAAAGTAACTGTCTCCTCTATGAGCAGGAGTCCTTCAGGAGTGTTTACAAGCTCCTTATAGAGATTGTTGAAGGCTTCCTTATTACCTACACGAATAGCCCTCACCAGAGGATGTGAGAACTCATGAATAACCTGCTCAGTAGTAATATTGTCACCTACAAAATACACTCTTCCTCCGAAAAAGAAAGCATTTTCCCCTTTCCAGGGAGTCTTAGTAGGAGATAGAAGTTTCTCTGCTTCCTCAGGAGATATCATCTCATATTCAATACCTAACTTCTGTGAGAGTCTGTCTGAGAGACGGGTTATAATCTCCTTAGCCCTGGCATTGTTCTGCTTTGCTATATCTAAGTTAGTGGTAGGTTCTTGTTCCGGAGTGTCCACATTGTGGACTGTGATCTGTGTAAACCGGATACCATCTTTGGTTATCTTATCATTCTTATAGACTTTGTCCAGTCCTACCTTCTGAGATAGTCCTGAGTCCTGCATCCACTTAAGGTAGTTACTATCAGCAAAGACCTCTGAGTTCATCCCACTGATTACAGATGTGAGGGACGGTCTTGATTCAAGTCTTGAGATATCCTCTGAGGGATAGTATTGTTCCAGTACAGAGGTAGCCTCTGCAGGTTGGTTATGTAGATATAGATAGAGTGATCCATGGAGTACTGAAGGGTAATCCCTACCACTCATCATCCATATACGGTGGGCATCAAATTCCCCGAAGATATTCTCCAGACTGATCCACTCGTTAAGACTCTTGTTTGGACACACTGCTGCCATATTCTATGCAAAACACTTCTCTATAATATTAGCTACTTCTTCATCTGTTACAGGCTGAGACTGCTGTATAAGTTCCCTCACACTACCTGCTTTATCTGAGCCGGGATTAATATATCCAAACTCTTCGAAAAGTCTTCTGGAGAGATAGTTGAAGGTCTGTGGTGCAGACTCCATCATGTATGTCCCGTATCCCTCTTTGATGAAGGTTATAGACTTTCCGCTGTTGTAAAGATCGTTAATCTTCCGGATATCTTCCTCTATCTGTGCTATATTCTTCTCATAGGTCGTATCAGTAAACTTAGCCGTCTCCATAATAGCACCACGACTCTCCGCCCCGGTCAGCTTGGTGATTATTCCCAGTGCGTTATTAAACCCTCTTAGAGAAGCATCAGTGGTCTGTCCCTGTGTGAACTTAGTGTTCTCGTTGTATATAAAGAGTGTCTCGGGGTTATTATCCGCCAGCTTCTTATAGGAAGTAATACCTCTCTTATTACCTGTAGGTTCAAAGCTACTGTATGTTGAAATATTATCCTTCTTGGAAGGCGTCAGCTCTGGCTCCGGTGCTGTGGTAACTACCTTGGTCTCTCCTGACTTATAAAGACTATAATAATCATTAAGAGTAAGTGGTGCCTGGTAGTTCTTGAACCTGCGGCGGGTTCTCTTGAGTGAGTTCTCATACACAAACTTACCATAGAAGTCATCCAGCATATTAGGATTCATCTTTTCTACATACTGCTTTAGAGGCTCTTCCATAAGTCTGAAGAAGATGTCCTGCGGCATCATGCGGGTAAGAGACATTTCTCCTTTAGAGAGGCCTGACTGCACGAAAGCTACCAAGGGTAATCTCTGGAAGAACTGGCTTATGCGATTGTTCTCTTCTGTATCCAGACTCTTGATGACTGCAGGATCCATAAGCTTGGTCATGTTCTCATAGTAGAGTTCAAGAGTATCTGAGTCGAGTATCCTGTCGTTGATCTTCAGATTGTTCATACCTATCTTCTCATTATCAGAGACGGCAAGAGCTCTCACGAAACTGTAGTCCTTTCTTAAGTCAGGGTTCTTCTTGAGTATATCCAGAAAGGTGTAGGCTACACTCCGCTTATTACCATAGAAGAGCTTGGTAGGATTCATGATATTGTCCAGGGCAGTATCACGGAGCATCTCTTCATAAGCTCTTCTGGATATCCTCTTCTCATATACTTCCTGTTCTTCTGTCTCTTTCCTGGCAACAGAGGAGAGAAGTTCTGTATACCTCTCTGCATAGTCTGGTGTGGCAGTATAACTTCTGAAGGGGGTGATACTACGGAGATATTCCCTCTCAAGAACATAGTGGTTAAATTCCTCCTGAGAGTTAGTAACCTTGTTGGAGAATACTTTCTCGGGCACCTTAGCTAACCCGAGGGCTTCATACTTTGCACTATTGAAAGCCTTAGAGTCCCAGTCCTTCTTTAGCTGCTTAGGATCTACATAAAGTGTATCACCCTTCACAAAAGCCCCGAATGCAAGACTAACCTGCTCTACCGGTAACTCTGTGGTAGTGTTGTATCCTTTGTAGGATCTGGTATCCCTTAGCCTGAAATGTCTTAGTGAGTTCTGGAAGATATAGCTTACCAGATCGTTGCGGAACTCTTCAGCAAACTTCTCTGCATCCCCGAAGGTCTTGTCAATATCATTAGGAATAATCTCTCCCTCTATCTTTATGACTCTGCTAGCCATCTTTATTCTCATAGTCAAGTATTCATTGAGCATCGGGTTATTCCTGAGCTTAAAGAACTCTTTCCATAGTGAGAGCTGGAAGTTCTGTATAAAGAAGCTTCCCGGGATAGATTCACTCATTATCTTATCTACCAGGTACTCAGGTATCCGGCTGTTACCTCTAACTTCTGCTATCTTGTTGACTCTGTTAAAGGCGTCAAAGTTGGTACTTGATTTACGGGTGTCAAAGTTGAAGTTCATCTTCAGGTCTCTTATACCTTTGGCTATATCCTCAATCTCGAGGTAGTGGAGGAAGTATGCGCGTGCCTGGTCACTATCCTGCTTGTCAAGATTCTTCTCAAGTTCTGTCAAGGTAAAAGCAGAAGCCCCTACTTTGCCGGTAGCCTCTGTCTGGAGCTTATAAAGTTCGTCCCCGAAGGTTTCTCTGAGAGACTCTACTCCAAATTTGAACTTAGGGTTCATTATTACTACCTGCTTGGCCTTATTCCTGAAGAAGTTCACATTACCCTCAGGAGCTGTTCCCAGAGGTCCCGCAAATCTACTTCTTGCCAGCTTCTGTTGCTCTATGTACTCACGTACCAGGGGTTGGGAGACAAAGTAGATAATATCCTTAAGGGGTACTCCTGACTGCACCATAAATAGAATAGTAGGTGCCGCCTGCTGGTTCATCTGGAGCCAGAGAATAAAGGGATCCTTCTCTATATCTACGAGCCCATTCATAAGCTGAGAGATAACATCTGATATCTTGGTAGTTCCTGTGATATCGTATATATGAGAGAGGGATATGATATCATAACCTTTATAACTAACCTTATTGTGGTTGAGCATCATGGTAATTCTGCGGTACTTCTTAAGGTCTCTTCTCTCCTCATTAGTAAGAGACTTAGGATTCTTCTTAGATAGTTTCTCGTAGTGGTCTATACCTATTCCATAGAAGGGATTCATGTGAGCACCTATCCTGTTAAAGACAGTGTTGTAAGAGTTATCTACTGCAGTTATTCCCAGAGTTTGCTTACCTATGTTGTTAGAAGCATGCTTATGTATATTATAGGGTACTTCCAGTATTCTTGTAGGACTTACTATAACCTTACTCTTCCCATCAATAACCCGGGTCGTCTCTACACGGATTCCCTCCTTAGTCTTCCTTACGCTCATTCTTGGGTTATATCCCCCCAGATTCTTGGTCTTGTTAATCTCCTCCATCTCTCTAGCCAGGGGTTCCACAAGATCAACGGCATTGGGGCGTATAAGGCTCACAAAGTTCTCCGGAAGTTCTAGTATAGACCTGATATTATCTATAAGCTCGTTCTCGGTGATACGTACTCCGTTAAGATTATAGAAGAACTGATCAAAGGTAAGTACACCTTCCTCAGTGAGAACTTCCTCTATAGACTGCCAGTAGTGATCTCCTATGAGATCTGACATAGTTTTCTCTATGCTTTCGAATATCTTAGGATTGAAGTATCTCCGGAGTTCTTCCTGAGTGATACCCTGGAAAGTGAGATTAAAGAGTTTCCTCTTCTTCATGGTATCATAGATCAGTGTTGCCTCTTCACGACTATATTTGCTGTATAGCATAACCTGCCCCTTCTTAGTCTTGATGTGAGGCATCATAACTGTAAGTTTGTCTATGTCAAAGTCAGACCCGGACTTAGCTACTATCTCAGAGGGAGGAATAATAATGTTACCTGCTTCTTTGGGGAGGAACTCATGTACTTCCATAAATTCCATGGAGTTCAGGCCTTGCACAGGTATGCGCACGGCAACCATAGTTATGAACTTGCGGTTGTCTCCTGTGTTGAGCCAGTTCTCATCCTTGAGCAGGAGATTAAGAGCCTCTATAAGAGTAATATTCTCCTGATCTGCTTTAGTGTATACATCAGGTAGCCTGAGGAGATTCTCGAACCCTCCCTGCATAGCTATTTTTACCTTCATGGCCTTGGTCTTACCAGGGATATAAGGTCTTATGTCATACACGTATAACTTACCTTTACCGTTTACCCAGTCTTTAGTTTGTTGAAACTTGAAGTTTTCTTCAGACTTGACACCCTCTGATGTAATCATAACTTCCTTACCCCCTGCTTCATCTATGGTAAGTTCTCCTCTAGAGGTAACGATAAACTTCTTACCTCCGAATTCAGCAACTCCCGACTCTCCTTTCTTAAGATCTATCTGAGATGCCTGGGAGGAAGATCTTGTAGTGGTAGTCTTAGTACCTGCCAGTATCTTAGATACATTGTCAGGTTGCATCATTATATTGACTTTCCTGGAGATACTTGTGCCTAAACTATATGTAGGAAGATCATTAGTACCATATTGATCCAGCTGCTCCTGAGTAGGTTTAGTAAATCTCTCGGGACTAAAGGCGGACCTGTTCTCAAAGAAAGATCCTGAGACTTGTACGAGTGCTTCTCCGTTGATCTTCTGGTTGATAAGTCTGCGGTTAACTATAGCTGTCAGCAGACGTTCTATCTTCTCTGCGTTAGGCATGATAGAGAAATCATACTTGATATTACCTTGTTGGGTAAGTTCTACAAAGTCTATCTCGTGATCTGCCAGATCCTGCCGGGTAAGCTCCCTGCGGATAATCTCCATAATATTCTTCATGCTACCCACAATAACATTCCCTGAGGCATCCTGCTTCCAGCCTGCTTCTTTTATGAGCTCATACTTCTTAAGGTTATTGAGTTTATCTACATTAAGCTCATATTTACGGGCCAGGTCATACATCCTTGAAGCCTGGACTCTCTTCTCCTCTGACAACTTGCTCCAGGAGTCCATACGGACATCTGGGGAAGACTTCGCCATAAAGTCAACCGGAACTCCATTCTCAAAGAGACCCTCCTCTATGAGCTTCCTGAGCTGAGTAGAGAAGGTGGCATTACCCTTAAACTCATTGTTTATATCCTGCTGGTCTTTGAGATACTCAAGATGCACAGTATTCTTGGTAAACTTCACATCTCCCAGAATCCTGGTGTTATTGTCGAGGTATATCTTATCTGGTATACCTGAAGTAGTCATGGTGGTAATCTTAGACCCTGATTCCATAAGGGCATAATCTATCCCCTGTTTCACCATATCCTTGTGCAACTCGTCCAGAGATGTTCCCTTGATTACAGAAGGGATTAAAGGTATAATGGAGAACTTATGTAGTGCTGTAAGATTGAAGTCTGCATTAACTAACGGTCCAAAGTACTGAATCTTCATAGGGGCCAGGTAAGTACTTACTTCCTGGGGATACACAGTTTCTCCTTTAATAACTCTCTGGTAGAGCACTTCGTGTTTAGGAGTCCACTTACCTAATAGCACTTTAAGTATCCTGTAACTATCTATACTCATCCATCCCTGGGCATCTCCTTCATTCATACTCTTGTAAGGCCCGGAAGCAATCTCTACAGCATTATCCAGAGCTTCTCCTGTAAGTCCTCTACGGCTATAGTAGGATCTGAAGGCTTCTGTATATATAGGAAGGTATGCTGACTGCACTTTGGTATCATGGATAACAGCCGAGTCAAAGGTTCCGTTAAAGTCCTTCTGTGGTATATCCAGTTGTGCTGAGTAGCCTCTGCCTATTACAGAGTTGATAAACTTGATATCCTCATCATCTGTGACAGGTATATCTCCTGTAGAGGCTATAGAAGCATTACGCTTATGGAACTCCTCCTTAAGGTATGTGTTATAGAGAGCCAGGTCTCCGTATAGAAGTGAGAGGGTCTCGAAATTGTGTACCCAGCTATTGTAGGTAAAGGAGGCTATGGATGCCTTCTTCATATCTTCTCTGAGGAGCCCTTTGATGTCAGATTTGCCTATCTGCTCCCGGATAGTGTTATAGATAGTAGGATCTACATATTCAGCCTTACCTAAAAGTGTGGCAGTATCCTCTATCAAAGCGTCAAAGTAGGACTTCAGTTCCTTGTTGAGAGCTCTCTTAAGATTCATGGAGGCTTCATCTGTCTGCTGAAGGAATGTTGAGAAGGGAACTTCTATTCCATAGAGCTTATTCTTAGTGTCGGCAGAGAAGACATTATCAAAGACAGTAAACTCTTTACCTCTCTGGGAGAAACCTGGGATGTTGTTATAAGTACCTGTCTTTACAATCTTGATCCTCTCTAGTTCTGCTTCCATGTACCCGAAGATAATATCCCTTGCGAGTTCGAATCCCCTGTCTCCATACTGTGGGAGGAACTTAGCAGTATCTACATAGAGATACCCTGATGCATTATCCCGGGTATTAATCTTGCTTACCGACAGTGAGAGTGCTGTACTCTTGGAAGCATGTCTCATAAGCTCGGGAGTACCTCTTAGAAGCATCATATGGAAGTCCATGAGTAACTTACTATACTCATCTGCACGACTTGTTCCTACACCATCCTCAGCATACTCCCCATTATTGATAACCTGTACGCCGCTGAGATTCTCTAGTTTTAGCTGAACATCGGGAGCAGTGGGGGAATCATACTGTTTTCTCCTCTGTCCAAAGGTAGGACTAAGCTCGTCCATATCGAATACTGAGTTCAGTATAACGGATGACTTAGCATGAGGATTTGTCCTGATATCCAGATGCTTCATCTGGGGTGTCCGGACAAGATCCTGGTAAGTCTCCGCTGCATTTATCCTAAGGTACATTTTACTCAGGGTACTATTAAGAGAGTGCTCCTGCTGAGGATTATTCTCTGCATTAGTTACACTGTCATTGGAGTACTCATCTGAGTATCTTACCTGAAGCTCGTAGATGCGGTTAAGGTTACCTATATCTCCTGTGAGACCATAGTCTACATAAGTGTCCGCTATCTGTTTGTAAGGATTAGTTATGCTCACTCCTTTACTGTGTAATATCTGTAGCTTTCTCTTGAGAAAGTAAGTATTGATCTTACCCTCGTTGAGTGCTTCCCTTATCTCCGGAGTATCTG